CTACACGGAGACCGCATCGGCGATAAGTTTCGATCCCAAACAGTGCAAGTCCGTAACGGATGAGTATATGGCCGGTCACTGGAACAAGACCGAGTACAGGGAGCTTATGAAGACGCTCGAACGCGCACAGGATATGTCCTACACTACGTTGGAGAGTTATCTGTCGGAGAACTGCGCGCGCAGGAAGATCGCCATACGCGCTATTCAGGAGGCGCTCGACAAGGGACGCACCGTGTTGTTTCTGTCGAAACGCAAGGAGGTGCTCAAAGCACTGTACGAATACTTCTACGACTACGGGCCGATGCTGGTCATATCGGAGACGAACCGGTTCACGGAGGATGAGACACGGTATCTCGAAAACGAGTGCCCGCTCGTGTTCGGTGTCACGCAGCTGGCGAAGGAGGGTTTGGACATTCCCCGTCTCGATACGCTTATCATACACCTGCCGCTCAAAGATACGGAACAGGCTATCGGCCGCATATCCCGCGAGTTCAGCGGCAAGAAGCCTCCTGTCGCGCTGTACCTTCTCGATAAGTGTCCGTACACATACGGAGTGTTCAGGGCGGCCCAGAAGACGATCGCGATAAATGCCGAATACAGAGGGGCGACGACGATCCCCGAATTGAAGAAGTTACTCTAATGACGAAAAGAAACATGAATTTTATTACCATTGTCGCACGAGAGATCGTTAAATTGGCTATATTTGTAGTGCTCGTGCGGATGCCTATCGAACTCAGCAGGATATTCGATGACGCCAGCTATCTGTGGATGTACGCGCTGTCGATATTTCTGTTTATCGTTACGATTACGCATTACGAGAACCTTTCCCGTATAGACGCTATCGAGAGGACATTTGACAAAGACGAGGATGATGACACAAGAGAGTAACATACGACCCAACCGCAGGGAGAGACGACTGCTTCTCCGCAGGGGAAAGACCGGTGAGCAGTGGACTACCTTCGCCGACAACAAGGGATTCGAGTACGACTACAAGAGCGTGGCGAAGTTCGCTTCGCTGTGTAATTTCATCCTCGGGGGACTTAAAAGGGGATTCCCCGTCCTCGCACGCAGGCTGCACTATCCGGCATGGGCCTGCTATCCGTTCTTTTTCGTCAAGCGCGACCTGAAAGTGAAAGACCCGATTCCGATTCTCAATCATGAGAGGATACACGTAGTCCAGCAAAGAGAGCTGCATACGGTCGTAAGTATTCCCGTAGCGGTCGCAGCGGCGTTCACTACGCCGTGGCTGCTTCTGGCGGTGCCGTTCGTGCCGACGATCGTATACATGGCGGATTACGTCAGGGTGTGGGTGAAACTCTCGCGTATGAAACGGGCGGGTGAAACCAAATACGGGAAGATAACCGCGCAGGTAATCCGCGCCAATACGTGCTTCGAACTGGAAGCCACGTCGAAGGCTCCCAATGCGAACTACCTTCTGGAACGCAAGTTCATGGCCGAACTCGCGTGGACTGGTTGGAAAATATTCCGCAGCTATGGGAAGTAAATGGTATCGTTTCATCGATGGAGTGTTCGGGGTTATCTACTCGTTCGCACTCGGGATGCTGCTGTTCGAAGTGTCATTTACGGAGGACGACGTGGCGATGTTCGTCGTAAGCGATTTTCTGTGCGTGGTCTGCTTCGTTGCGGCTACGGCGTGTTTCTACCAGATGTATACAGGTAAAGATTTGTTTCGATGAACTACGATTTCGACAGGGATACCCCGCAGAGCGCATACGATGCGCTGTACGAGAAACCCATAGGACATGTGTTCTCGGTAAACCCCGACGACTACGAGACGGTCATTGGGAGAATCTCCGAGGGTGCCCGCGATGGATTCGCGGTGTTCCCGATAATGCCCGGGACGTCGCTGTACGTGCAATACGGGTGCGATCATTGCGTAGTAACGGCCAAGTAGGACGTTTGGAAATATCGTTTGCAACGTCTATATTTGTTCTCGTTCACAAAAACATTTCTCACAACTTAATTTTACAAAACTATGGTAATCGGAAAAATCAAACCGACGGCTACTCTTGTAGCGCAGTACCCCGCCAATTGCGAGGTCGATGCAATCGAACATGACGGCAGACTGTTCCTGCCGGTCGTATCGCTCGGGGCTTTCACACCGACTAAGGAGGAAGACCCGAAGCCCGCTAAAAAATCCGCTCCGACGTTCGAGGAGGCTACACGGGAGCCTGCCGCAGTTTCTCCCGCTCCTGCTGTATCGGAAGCCGAAGTTTCGGAGGACGACACGCAGGATGAACTTCCCGTGTACGCTGAACGCGATCTGATGGAGATGCCGACGAAGGAGCTTCTTGCTATCTGCGAAAAGCTCGGTATCGATCCCGACGCACAGGAGGGTAAGAACACGAACAAGAAACTTCGCCTGCTGATTCTCGACGCACAGGAGGGTATGAAACCTGCCCCGAAGACTACTTCGAAATCCGTGTCGAAGGCGGATGACGATACGGACGATCTTCCGTTCGAGGATTCCATGCCGAAATCTGCCAAGACGAAGGATTTCACGCATGACGTGGCCAAAGTTCTCGAAGCGTTCGACAACGGGGATATGAACGAGAAGAAGTCCCTCGCTACGATCAAGGGATACGCTCCGTCGGACGACTATGACGAGGAGGGTGTCGAAAAGGCGTTCCGCGAGTTCGCCGACAACAGCGAGGCCGACATCATGGAGATCGCCCAACAGATTTCCGACGCACTCAACGCACAGTCTGGTGAGGAGGCTGCCGAGGAGGGGTCGAAAGAGGAACCCGCCGGTGAATTGGTAGAACCTTCTCAGCTCCATGTAGGAGACCGTGTGTCGGTGTACTGGGCCGACGAGGCGAACAAGTGCTGGTATTCCGGCGAGGTGTCCGCGATGCGACGCGGTAAGCCCACGATCAAGTACGACGACGGTACGGAGTCGATGCTCGGGACGCACAACACGAAGATCATGCTGATCGAGGAGTAATCCGATTACCATTCAGCGGACGGGGGAGGGTGACGCTTGTTTGCTCTCCCCCGTTTTTCAAAAACAGGATACACTATGCCTACATTGAACAACAGCGAAGACGGTTTGGCGCTGACCGCGCTTAACTATCACCAAAGGAAACTCGAAATCAAGGAGATCGAAAAGGAACTCGCTTCGATGCGTCCGGTACTCGAAGATGGTGTCGACAGGCTCGGTAACGTTACGGCCACCGGAAGCCGTGTGGCGGTCATTCCCTATGCTGACAAGGAGATTCAACTGCGGAAGGACTTGCGTCTGACCGCCGTACTCGTTCCCGAAGCGGAGGACATACTCCGCCGTCATAAACTTACGGAGTGTTTGGAGACGACCACGATTATTCGGGAGGACGTCATTCAACGCATGTACGAGAGAGGGGAGATTTCCATCGACGTAATGAAGGAGCTTTACGTCGAAAAGGAGACCCGTGCGTTTTCTGTCAAAGTAAAGAAACGTTTTCATGAGGAGTAAAAAATTCACGGTTTCGATCAACGGGAATCTCACGGAGGTGTACGTCATTTCCGGTTTCGCCCGTGAGTGCGACCGGTCGATCGATACGATACGCCGGTACGAGAGAAACGGTGTTATTCCGCCGGCTTTTCTCACGTATCGCGGTGCCCGCTGCTATCCGGTCGAGTTTACGAAAAAGGTCGCACCGCTTATCCGACGAATTCCGTGCAACAGGAAGTGCCCGGCGGAACTGATTGTAGAAATAAACCGAATTTTTTCAGAGGAAAGGAGTAAATATGCCTAAAATTGCAGAAACCGACACCAAGAAAGTTCTCCGTGACGCAGGGTGTACGGTGTATTACGAAAAGTCGCTGACGAAGAATCTCGGCAACTACGAGAGTGCTAAGGTCACGGTCGGTGTAACGCTGCCGATCGAACCCACGAGGGAGGAGGTCGCATTGGTCAAGACTACGATCGAAAAGGCCGATACGATCATTACCGAGGAACTGGAAGTGCAGTTAAAAGAACTCGACGGTAAGTGATGAACGGGTTGCATAAACTGCGAAAGGAGTTTTCCGTCAGCGGTATCGTGGACTTCGAAATTCTGTTGTACATGGCGCTTATATCGAATGTGTCTTCCGGTAAAGTGGAGGGAGACGATACGGTGTATGCGCTGTGTTCGTGCAAGAGGGATGATCTGTACGATATTTTCGCTACGTGGGATGAATCCGAGATCGACAAGGCGGTGGATGCACTCCTTCACAAGGGTCTTATCTTCATGGACACCGAAGGAGGCATCTACGCCGGTGAAATACGCGGGTCTCGGTTCTTTCCGTTCAATGCGGAGAGTTCCATTGCGGATGCTGCTATCGAAAAACTCAGGGAGGCTATCAAGTCGTTCGAAAAACCTCGGTCGGCGCTGCGAAGAAGCCGCGGAAGGTTCATCGCCGAACAGATAAACACGTATATAGACCGCGGTATCTCGGAGATGACCCCCGGGGACTTCACTACGTTGTTCACCTATCTGTACGAGATATTCACCGGCGGTGAAACGTATACGGTGCGCAACAAGACGGAGTACTACCAGACGACTAACATTCTCAAAGCTTACGATAAGTTCACGACGTTCGCCATATTGGTGGAGGGTACGCTGAACTATCCGGCGTATGATCGGAGGGGTGTGCCCACACTCACGCGGGTTTCGGTAATGAAGGACACGATATTCGGTGCTCTCAGCAGGGGTGACGGGAGCAAGGATTATATGAGGGAGGTCGATGATGAAAGAGAAGGATTCTAAATTTACGCAGTACCTTCTGGATTGCGGGATACGCTCCGGTTGGCACGACAAGGAGATCGACGAGTTCACGAACGATCCGAGAGCGCTCGAAACGGTCATGCAGTACGTGGACAACGTGGGGGAGATGCTCCGAAACGGTGTCGGTCTGTACCTGTGGGGAGCGAACGGTACGGGAAAGTCCCATTTGCTGAACACGGTATTCGTAAGATTCATCAAGGAGCGGTACCGGTGCAGAGTCTACTCGATGGACGATATTGTCAGTAACGTTACGGCGTCGTGGTACTCCGACGAACAGAGGGTCATGTTCCAGCGCATGCTGTGTACGGTCGACTTTCTCGGTATCGACGAGTTCGGGAAGAACGTCGATGCGAACGGAAACGCTATTCCGCTGCCCGATCTGGTGAAGCGGGTGGTGGAATCCGTGCTGCGTTACCGCATACAGATGCGACGTCCGGTGTGGATCACGTCGAATACCGATCCGAAGTATATACGAACGGTGTTCTCCGAGGACGTCGGGTCACTTCTCAATGAAGCGGTGGTGCCGGTGGTAGTCCGTGGACAGGACTATCGAACGGTTATTCAAAAACGACTTAAAGGACTGCTGTATGACTGACGGGGAGAAGCTTTTGCTGGCCATTGTAAATAGGAGAGACCTTAAAACGCTGTCCAAAGTCAGAAGACACTGGCTCGATGGTTCCGAGGTGGTACAACATCGGTTCATTGTGGACTACTACAAGGACAGCGGTGAGTTCGTCGGTGCGAAGGCTTACTGCGAGAAGTTCGGTTTGGATGCTTCCGAAGTGGACGCACGTCCGACGTATTATTTGAGAATCGTTCGCGAGAGGTATCTCTTTACGCGAATATCGGAGGAGATACCGAAAATCGTAAAGGGCCTGAAAGGAGACCCTAATAAAAAGCTGTCTGACCTCCGTACTCTCGTTTCGTCACTGTCGAACGACGGTATGGAGACAAAGGACGTTCTCTATTCGGACGATACCGACAAACGTCGTACCGATTACGAGGAGAGGGTCGCTACAAAAGGTGTCACGTACCTCAGTATGGGTGCGGAGGCGTTGGATTCTACACTGTACGGTTACAGGAACACGGACTTGATTACGATCGGTGGTCGCGCCGGTCAGGGAAAGACGTTTCTGATCGTATATCTGGCCATACTCCTTAACAAGGTCGTAATGAAACTTCGCGAGGAGGGTACGTCGATCGGGGACATACTGTTCATCTCGAACGAGATCGGGGAGGACGAACTTCGGGAGCGGTTCGATGCGATCATGTTCAGACTCCCCTACGGGAGGTTCCTCAAAGGAGAACTTACGGAACGTGAAAAGTCGAGGTACTATCATGGTCTGGATGCCTTGAAGGAATCTTCGTCGGCGATACGCATCGTGTACAGCTGTGCGACGATCGACGAACTTACGGCGTTGGTCGGTCTGTATAATCCGGCGCTTATATTCGTCGACGGTTCGTATCTGCTGGAACCTTCCATTCAGGAGGGTTGGGAGAAGATCACCTACATCACACGTAATTTGAAACGTTTGGCCAAAGAGACGAAAACGCCTATCGTGAGCACTACTCAGATGCGTCGCGGAAGCGGTACGAAAGCCTCTAAGGACGGTTTATCCGGTCAGGATGACTTCGCATACGCGAGTTCGTTCGTGCAGGATTCCGATATTGCGCTTCGAATGTTTCAGGACGCGGATATGAAGTTCTACGATCAAGTCGGTCTGGAACTCGTAAAGGGAAGACGTGCTGCGGCAGGTACCACGTACATCTTCCAGAACAACCTTGAAAAAATGGACTTTTCCATAAAACTCAGCGCCTCGTATGAAGACGATACCACAGTTGCTACAACGGTTAGACCCGAAGTCGGAATATGATACTACGGTGGGTTATGGGATTGTGTCTGTCGGTAAGGGGGTTCCTTACGATGTGTTGGTTGAAGGTAGGTTCCGGTTTTTCGGTTGGACTTTCATGGTTCACCGAGACCCTAACAACCCTGAACTTTACGCTGTCTCTGAGGCTAAGACGGGGGCTAACATCAGTTGTTACGGTTGTGCTACGCCCGAGAAGGCGGTCAGGGAGGCGGTGAACGTATTGTGGAGAAGACGATACATGCTTCATACGAGTATTATGGACATAGTAGTCGGCAGGCGTATCGACTTCGAGGCTAAAAACAGAGGGTTGTCCCTCGGTATCGACGTAATGACATGGAATTTATAAAAGAACTGGGTACGCATCGTACCTTCTGCGAAATTTTCGGATGGTACGCCGTACCGATCCACTACGATACGGTATTCTGGGTGGACGGCATAAAGTACTGTATCGGAAGCAGGGATGACGCTCCCGAGTACCGGTGGGTGTTCGAGATGGAATCCGGTGCTGCATGCGCACCTGCTGCCGAGGATAATTACAAGGGAAAACGGTATACCGATATGGAACTCGTCGAAATATTCCTGCGCCGTAAGAAGGAGGCGGAGGATTCCGGTGACTGCGTTCCTTACAGGGTTGCCGACTTCAATAATGTAAACAAAGCATTCATGACCTTATGGGAAGTAACGATTCTAAATTAGGAGACCGCTTGCTGCTTGCGGGTATCGTAATCGGTGCGGTCGTGGTGGTCTCGTGGGTGGTCGCGCCGTTGTTCTATTCCGCTCCGTTGCATTTTTACGTGCGTTTCGCGCTCGTATTGTTCGCGGTGCTGGTGTTCGCGGTGCTGAGGATGTACAATGCCGTAGTAGGAAATACGCGGTATAACATCCATTTGATAAAAGCTATCACGGAGCTTAGGAAGTCGCTCGTTCCGCTCGGTACGCTGATACAGACACACAAAACGGTGCTCGGTGTCCATGGTACGAAGGTAAAGTCGGCGGTCGATTCCGTGGAGCGCCTCAGGGAAGTTCTCGAAAGTCTCAGGACGAAACGATGACCGAGCTTCTCAAAGTATTGGAGGACTACGACCCCGTAAGGATGTCCAATGGACAGATACGGTGCATGTGTCCTTTCAGGGAGAACCACCCCGACGGCAGCGGCAGAAAGTCGTTCTTTCTGTCTCCTGAACTCGGGGTGTTTCATTGCTTTTCGTGTAATGCGAAGGGGAGTGCCGTAAGACTGCTTACGCGAAGATTCGGTGTGAACTACTTTGACGCGATGGAGATGGTCAATTTGGCCAGCGTAGTCGGAGATAAACCCAAGAAACCCGAATTCGAGCTTGACAAGTCGTTCACGGTGACACCTCCGAAGTATTTCCTCGACAGGGGATACAAGGATGAAACGCTCAGACACTTCCGCTTCGGCGAAACCGATGACGGGTGGATGATTATCCCGTTTTACCGCGGTAGGGAGCTGGTCGGTTTTCAACAACGAAAACAGACTCCTGACAGAATTGTTCGAAACAATACAGGGTTCAACAAAAAGGAGTATTTGTACAACTATGACGACGGGTACGATTACGTGGTAGTCGTGGAGGGTTATTCGGATGTGCTTCGGTTGTACGAACACGGGTACAACGCCACGGCTGTACTCGGTGCCGACGTAAGTCGGTGGCAGGCGCAAAAAATTTCCGAGTTCGAGCACGTATATCTGGCATTCGACAACGATGACGCCGGAAGACGCGCTACGGAGATCGCCTATTGGCAAGTGTCTCCGCATACGGACGTAAAATTGATACCCTACCCCACGAAAGACCCCGGTGAGTGCGTGGATAAACGAACGTGGGCGGAGAGTTTTCGCGATGCCACGGACTACGCCGAATACGCTACCTACATGGCTATGTATTGGGACGGTTACATAGAGATGCGCGAGAAGGTGAAACGCGATCTTAAACACAGGGCGGAAGATGATAGTCGATAGTTTGTTCGTCGAAGAAGACAGGCTGATATGTGTCGTCGCTACGTCGAAACTTACCGATGAGGACAGGGATTCACTGGTACATTTGTACGGAGAAGACAATATCGAGTACGTGAGTGTCCGGTATCCGGGTGCCAAGAAATCTCGAAAACTCGTAAATTACGCATGCGGCGCCGCTGTTATTGAAGCCACGTTCTCAGCTGACGGATCATCGAAAGTGCCCGCGAAAATCTCCGTGGACGACCTCGACCAGTTCTGCCGACAGTTTCCGGGAGTGTGGTTCGACTGCATAGACGCTACTGCGAGAGCCTTCGACGAGGTGTCTCCCAGTATGGACGAGGACTTTTCGGTTACGACGTACGATGCTGGAATCATGATGGATGCTATCGTAGTTTCCTCGGAGGTGCTCTTTCTGACACCGCATACGCAGAAGTCGGTATGCAATCTTATCGCACGGAGGTTGTACGATAATTTCAGTAGGTACGTTGAGGAGGTGCATTCTGACGGTAAGACGAAATGCGTGCTGTATGTGAAAACCGCGTCGAGTGAACCCGAGTAAACTTTGGACGTTTGGAAATAATAGTTACTTTTGCTATATTTATAACGGATGCAAATCCATGTCGGGTTATAAGTAACCCCGCAGGTAATACAATACCAACTAATAACAATTAAACACTATGCCATCATTGGAAGGGTCTCCCAGAAGGAGACGTGTTGTGGAGGAAACCCCCGAAAGAAGCACCTCCGGTTGGGGTGCAGTCGCTCGCCGTCAGGCTGAAATCGCCGAACGACGGAGCGAAATGGGAAACCAAGTAAAGGAGTTCTATTTGAAGGACGGTGAATCGGCCACGATTCAGTTCCTTCACGACGAGCCGTATTGCTACGACGCACACAGCGTGCGTGACAAGAACGGTCGCTTCTCCGTAGTTCCGTGTCAACTGAACACGCAGAGACGTTGCGAGATGTGTTCGCGCGGTATCAAACAAACGTGGAGGGCCGCGTTCAAGATTCTCGACTATCGCGGTTCATGGGACAAGGACAAGAAGAAGTTCACCTACGACAAGCCGGTCGAAAAAATCTGGAAGGTCGGTGCCACGATCGCCAACCAGCTCAAATCGATCCGTGACCGCCGCGGTCGTGAACTTACGGAGATGGTTCTCGAAGTCACCCGCTCGGGTTCGAACACGGACACGACGTACAATTTCGAACCGGCGTTCGATGACGACGATCGCAAGAGAAGTCCTATTCCGTGGAAAGAGGAGACGCCTCCCGTCGAGACGTTGTGCCAACCTCCCACGGATGACGAAATCGACGCCTCGGGCTATTCCGATTCTATGTAATGACAGGGAGCTTATCGCTCCCGTCTTTGTCTTACTATCATGAGAAAACTCGATCTATATAAAGGTAAGGGTCTTCTGTTGTCCAGTGCCCGCGAATTGGAGGAGTACTTCGAGGGTCTCGAATCCGGCGGACTTCTTACGTGGGACTGGGAGACTACCGGTTTGGAGTACGACAGTATTCCTTTGGGTCTCGCGCTTCACCAACGCGGTAAGGAGCCGTGCTTCTGTCCGGTCGACTACTTTTTCACGGAGGCCGTTTCTATCGGAGACGTCGTAGAGCTGTGCAACAAGTATTTTCCGCGGTTCCGCATGATCGGACACAACACGAAGTTCGACAGCATGATAAACATCATGCAGGGAATCAAGGATGAGAACTGTCCTATCTTCGCGGATACGCTTACGATGGTTCATTTGTACGATCCCGCACTCGATATGCAGCTCGAAACTCGTGTCGCCGAGGACTTCGGTTACAGGAAGCCTACGTTCTCGCAAAAGTGCGAGGAGGCTTTCCCCGGGAGTAAACGCGGTCAGTGGAAGTGGAGCAAGATAAACTGGTCGGTGTCCGGTAACGATCTGTTGTCGATTCTTGCGGCGTACGCCTGCGAGGATGCCTATTGGGAGACAAAAATGTACTACCACTACCGCCCGAAACTGGATGGTGACGCGATGTGGGTTCTCGAAAATATCGAGATGCCGCTGGTAAACATTCTTCGCGATATGAAGATACGGGGTGTCCTTATCGACGTTCCGTTTCTGCGGTCGCTGGGAGAGGTGGTCGATGTGAAACTCGCCGAACTTAGGGAAGCCATCTACGCGGAGGCCGGTTGCGTGTTCAATCTGCAATCGTCACCGCAGAAACAGAATATTCTGTACGACAAAATGGGACTTCCGGTTCTCAAAGCCACCAAGTCCGGCGGGCGAAGTACGGATTCCGACGTTATGGAGATGCTCGCTGACAAGGGGTACAAGATAGCCGAGTATTTCGTGAAGTATTCCGAAATCCAGAAACTCAATTCGGGGTATATCCAGTCGATTCCCGCACTGGTCGATCGACACAACGTGTTGCGTGGAGACCTGAATTCGAACGGTACCAAAACGGGAAGATTCTCGTCGCAGAATCCCAATCTGCAAAACCAGCCGAACAATCATGACTTTCCGATACGGAGGGCATTCATACCGCGTCCCGGGATGGTGTTCCTGAATTACGACTATTCGCAATTGGAGCTTCGTGTCATGGCGCACGTAAGTCAGGACAAACACTTTTTGGAGGTATTCCGAAACGGTGAAGACCCGCACGGTGACGTGGCCCGACGATTGGGAATCTCCCGAAAGGGTGCGAAAGTCGTAAATTTCGGGGTTCTGTACGGTATGGGTTCTGAAAAACTTGCCAAGACGATCAACGTTTCCACGAAGGAGGCCGATAAGATCATCAACGTCGACTATCTGAGAACGTATGCGGGTTTCGCTGCATGGAAGGTTCAGACGGAGAACTTCGTCAAACGACACGGTTTCGTAAAGAACATCTTCGGTCGCATACGCCGGTTGCCGAACGCTACGAAGGGGCCTCTCGAAAGAACACCTAAGGAATTCTACGGTGCCCTGAGGCAGTCGATCAATTCCCCTATTCAGGGAAGCGGTGCCGATATGGTGAAACTGGCCATGATTAAGATGGCTACCCGTTTCAAGGAGGAGGGAATCGACGCGCATCTGGTATTGCAGGTGCACGATGAAGTCCTCGTCGAAGTGTCGATACCGGATATGTATCGTGCACAGGAGATCGTTATCGACAGCATGGAGAACGCAGTAAAACTGAGTGTTCCGATGCTGGTAGACGGTAAGATTATTACGAACTGGGCCGAAATGAAGGATGACGATACGCCGAGTTTTCCGCTTCGGTTCGATTATTCACTTTACGCTACGCTGTTATGATCTACGAGGATGAGGAAAACCCCTACGAGGGGGAGGATTACGAAGACGAATATTTCGACGATGGTACTGACCAGAACGATCCCGATGACGGAGATTACCCGGATGACGGTACCGACGAGGAATATGACGAAGTGGAGGATGCCCTGTCGGAAGCCGCAGCTATCGACGGTGGTTTGCAAGACGCTATTCTAACAACCATTAACAGTTTTTTCTAATGCCTAAGAAAGCCGTCTCGTCATTCGCGGCGATGTACGAGAAATTCAACGATACGATGGGATCGGGTGTGATACATACCGCATCCAAGATGCCTCCGTGCCGCAAGATAAAGAGCGTTATCCCGATGTACAACTACGTGACGACCGGTGGGTTTCCCATAGGACGCATCATCGAACACGTAGGGCCGAACGGTTCACTGAAAAGTTACGCCGGTTACGATGCGTTGGCTAAATTCCAGCATTACGACTGGGCGAATCATGTGGAGAACGCCTTCGCGTCGTTCGAATGCGACGGAGAGGGTGAGATCAAGGAGATCAAAAGTTATACCCTGCGCAAGGGATACAAACCCGAGCGTGAACCCGAATTCCGGTACTGCGTGCTGGTCGATCTCGAATCGACGTACACGCCCGACTGGGGGAAGCGATTGGGAATAGACAATGACGCCTTGATACTGTTCCGTCCGTCGTCGCTGTCGCAGGCGGTAGACGCCATGCAGATATTTCTGGCCGATCCTAACATATCGTTCGTCATGCTGGACAGTCTTTCGGCGATCGGTACCGATGACGAGATGGAGAGTTCTATGGAGAGTAACCAGATGGCTTCCGGTGCCCGTTTTTGGAGCCGCGCGTTCAGAAAGTTTCTGTCGGCGATGATCGAAAACCCCAACAAAGGGGAATCCACGCTGTTATACATAAATTCGCTGTACCAGAAGACCGGTATCCCCTACGGGAATCCCGAAATGATCCGCAACGGAGACCAGATCGCACGTGCGAAAACGTTGTCCGTGAAGTTCAAGGCGTTGAAGGAGATTCAGGGAAAGACCGACACCGGGGATATTGTGACGGGGCAGAACATCGCTTTGGAATGCCTCAAAAACAAGGTAGGCATCGGTAAACGAAAGGGCAGTTTCTACTACGCCTACGTGGATGACGGTGTGGTACCTGCTTACACGACGGACGTAAACAGTCAACTGATCGATCTGGCGATGCGCTTCGGTCTTATCGAACGCAAGGGAGCATGGTATATCTGGGGTGACTTGCGTGTGCAGGGCCTCGATAACTTCGTGACCGAGGTGGTGTCGAAGGGAAAACTCGCGGAGATCGAATGTGAGATCGATGCCAAGATAAGCGACACTTCGTTATGACGTACCCGAACTTCTACTTAGAAGGAACCTGTGCGACGTTTACCCAAGAGCAGTGCGAAAGACTGTTCAAGGGTAAACGTCCTATTTCGTGGAACTGGCTCCGCAGAAGAATAAAGTCGCAGATTCCCCAGCTGTACGATGCACTGTCACTCGACCTTTGCACCTTCTACGAGGACAAGACGTATTCTACAAAGACGCATTACATCTTTACGCATTCCGCGACGGAGTACTTCCTTCGCAAGGTCTGATTAAAACAACGGCTATGTTCGTACATGCTTGCAAGTGCAGGGTATTCATTCCGTGTGCCGGTTTCAAAAAGTACTTTCTCCGTTTGGGATATTCTGTGTTCTCCGGTTCAATGGTCAATACGACGTTGTATGCGCATCCGACGGAGGACGGTGCGGTTCTTACGGATGTTCCTGACGAGGCTTACATACATACATACATAGACTGCGGCAAGAACGTAAAACTGTTCAAGGCTATTGCCGCGATAAATGATGCTACGGACTATGGACAGGTGTTCGTGTCGACTTCCGGCTGGACGCTTTGTCCGTTCAACGTGTTTCCGGTGACACCCAAAACCGAGGGTTTCCGAAAGGCTACCGCGGAGGAACTTATTCAAAGAATCGACGAAATATGCTTTTAGGAATTATCATTACGTTTCTTGTCATCTGGTTTCTCTTGTTGCTCGGAGAGACTACTATATGGAGTGACCGATTCAGGTGTTTCCCCAAGATTACATTGATCCGGTTCATGTGGATATACGCGGAGGTACTTATGATGTGTTTGTCGGCGTTGGTGGGTATTTTTTCGCTTCTGTTTTTATGATTGCTCCGTATTTGCTTCTCGTGTCAGACACACTGCCTCGGAATATTCGTGTGAATGAATGGGGCGTGGTCGTTAATCCGTATAGACTACATATTTCGGATAGCTCCCGACAGGAGGTCATACTTAGGTTCATTTGTGTAGACGGGTGGTGGTTCGGAGATGTGGACTACCGGTTGCGAGTTACAGGGAATAGACTTTCCCCGATCAAGTATGATGCGCCGAAATACGAAAGTCTGCAACGATTCATAGAGGTCTGTGCTGACAGTTTAGGGTACACACTGTCCCAGAATCCTCGGAGTTCCTTTCTGAGAAAGGTTCTTCCGATGATCCGCAAATTGTCGACGATGACCGAAAAAGAGATCATGCAATATGCCGAACAAGAACTTCCCTTGTAAACTTCCCAAATACGCCGGCAGATTGTTCGGCGAGGAACAAACTACTCGTGCGCGTTCCGGCAGACAGGAGAGTAGGATCGCACGCGAACTGAAAGGACGTGTTACGATCAATTCCGGTGCTACGTTCGGACAGAACGACGTGTTCACGGACTACTGCGAAGTAGAAGCCAAGACTACCGGTAAGGAATCCTTCTCGCTGAAATTGTCCGACTGGCGGAAACTCAGGAAGAAGTGTTCCACGACTAAGATTCCCATACTGGTTGTCGACTTCGAGAGTTCTAAGGACAGTCTCGCGGTTCTCCCCTACGACGATTTGCGATACCTTATAGAGAAGGTGAATCGTGAAACGGACTGAACGCGAGACGTTTGGATAAGTAAATCCGAATCCCTATATTTGCTACGAAACGACAAAAACAATCCCCACAATGAAGTACTATTTCGTAAAGACCCTTGAAGATAAGGGTCGCCCGCGTGTCCGTGCGTTATCCGGGCAAACTTTCGAGGATGGAACACCGGTTGACACCACGCTCAACGTCAGAGCCGACCGTGAGATTCGCACCCACTATCCTATGGGAACCGTCTACGGTGTCAAATCCCTTTCGATGTCCACAGGGTTCCTTGACGTGGAACTCGACGGAGACTCTCGTCCGATGTGGCCGCTCAACGTTAGGTCTTACAAACTGGACTCCCACAAACCTCCCATCGAGATGGTAAAGGCATACGAGGAGTTCATAGGTGTCTCGACGAAGACACCCAAACCCTCTACCGACAGGTCGGTCTCTGTAAAGAGCTATCTGGGCCGTCTTATGGGAAACAAACGGTTCGCACCTCCTACGATCGAAGGACAGGGGTTTTTTGTAAACTCGTCGCAGTGGTATCTGTTGCTTCGGAATGTCCAGAATCAGGTAAACACGATTCTGCTCGGTGCCACCGGTACGGGAAAAACCGAATTGGTCAGACTTATCTGCGACAGACTGGGTATCGAATGCCACGTGTACGATATGGGCGCCATGTTAGACCCTATAAGCGGTCTTTTGGGCGTGCACCGTTTGTCGGAGGGCGGTTCGGTGTTCGACTACGCGAAATTCACGCAGGACATCCAGAAGCCGGGGGTGGTTCTCCTCGACGAGCTGTCACGCGCTGCGGTGTCGGCGAATAACATTCTGTTCCCGTGCCTTGATTCCCGCAGGGAGCTGCCCATTGAAATAGCAGGAGGAGGAGGAATGCGGTCTATACCGGTGCACCCGGACTGCTGCTTCGTCGCTACGGCGAACGTCGGTGCGGAGTATACCGGTACGATCGCTATCGACAGGGCGCTTATGAATAGATTTTTTCCGATAAAGCTCGACTATCTGCTGCAACCCGATGAAGTTCGGCTGCTGGTAAAACGTTGTGCGGTCGATACGGACAGTGCCCGAAAAATCGCTGCCGTGTGCAAGGAGATACGCGAGGCGTTCGACAAAGGGGAGCTGTCATGCACGATGTCTACGAGAGAATCCCTTATGGCGGCTGATCTCGTCAAGGACGGTTGGTCGCCTCTCGAAGCTATGGAACTGGTGTTCCTTCCGCTTTACGAGGGAACGGACAGCGAGGGTGAACGCGGTATCGTGCGTAGACTTATAATGAGCCGTTAATATGCGACACGAAACACTGACACGCGAGGAGGTCGACGATCTTATAAAGGACTGGTTCCAAAGAGATGGTGATGCGTTCGTGCACACCGGTACGGTCGACCGCGTAGGCTGGGAGAGCACACTCGACGCCGGTGAGAGCTATTCCGCATACCTTATCGAGGCTCCTACGTTGAACGATCTTATACGGAGAGCGTATCCGCTGGCTAACGACATGCTGGTATCGATGAATCTGCCGAAGAAGGTTCACGTGAAGATACACAACGGCGGTACGCACTGTACAGACCTTAAAACGGTATACTTGTCGACGGACTTTTTCGACAACAAGGAGCTGTCCGTCGGTGAGAAGCTGGACATATTCCTCGGCGCTGCCGTACACGAAGGATGCCACGTATTGTATACTACGACACTCCATGCGGTAGATAACGAGGTAATCCGTTCGCTGTGGAACGTTATCGAGGATGAACGTATCGAACGTCGGTTGGGCGATGACAAGCCGGGGTTTTCCCGATTCCTCGAAAAACTTCGCCACTACTATTTCGATTATGTCTATTTGAAGGGTGGCGTCATTGATGACGTAGAGAAGAAAGATGACGCGGGAAGATTTCTCGATCTGCTGCTGCGCATTATCCGTTATCCGAAATACCTGAAAGAGTCGGACTTTGAATATTTCGGTGCCTACCTGATGGACATTAAAGAGATTTTGTCCGAGTTTCCCGACAGTACGGAGGAATCTCTGCGGTGCGCTCGTGAAATATACGAGGTCATAAAGGATATGTACAGGGACGCCGATAAGGAGTCTACCGATAAGGAACTTTCGGAAAAAATCGAGAAGGATGCTTCTGAGGTTATCGAGAAACTTCGTGATCTTCTCGGTTCCGCTACTGCTGACGAGAAACCTGCGGGTGAAAGTTCGATAGATGACACGAAAATGTCCGATGCCGTCAAGAAGGACGATGGTCTTCTGGGTGATCTATGCGAGGGTACTGTCGAATTGGGTTCTGCGAGGGAAACTTATTTCTATCCGGTAACTCCGAATAAGGAGAAGTATTTAGAGGCTCTTTCAAAAGTTCGCCGTTATGTACCAGCCATCTCTAAGATCATACGCGGTCATTGCAAGGAGTACAAATACATCCATCGTGGAATGCGTAGCGGTACTCTGGATACTAATAAACTGGTAGAAGCTATTCAAGGGGTTCCTTCTGTATATATCCGTGAGGGGGAGGTTCGTTCGGATCGTGTCGCTGTGTGCGTACTGATCGACGAAAGTGGATCGATGTATGGTTCCCGCATAGAGGCTGCACGGGAGGCTGCTGTACTTCTCAACGAGGCCATAGGTAGTATTCCGCAGGTAGAATTATTCATATACGGTCACACGGGAGATGTGCGCAGCGGTCATTCTACGGAGATGCACGTGTACCGCGAGGGGAGGAACGCCCCGAAGTACGCGCTGGGTGCTATTGAGGCACTTTCTCAGAATAGGGATGGTATCGCTATTGTCGAATGTGCCAAGAGGGTTCGCGGTCATACGAATTTACCGGTATTGTATTTCATACTGTCAGATGGTTCTCCGTGTGCCGCCGATTATGACGGAGATGCCGCGATGAAGCATGTACGACAATGTGTGCAGGAAGTTGAACGTATGGACTTCACTGTGGTTCAGGTGTGCATCAATCATAGCTACCCACCTGAGAAAATGTTTAGACGATATATTATTCTTGAAGATATGTCTACGTTGGCTGTGTCTTTGGGGAGAGTTCTTAAAAAGGCGACCATGCGTGCCACGACTAATAGGGTGTACTAATGCCGAGAAAAAGTCCTATATTTGTAGACGAGATTAGGTATTAGTCAGGGGGAGGAGTGGTTTCTTTCGTGGGGATTGTGACCCCTCCCCCTACCGGTTCCGTAGCTCAGTTGGATAGAGCAACAGCCTTCTAAGCTGTGGGTCTTGGGTTCGAATCCCAACGGAATCACGAAAACAGTATGACATGGGAGAGATAAAAACCACTCGACGAACGAGTATCGCAAGGATGCTCCGAAAGGAGACCGGTACGGACGGTCAGAAGATAACGAATGCAATCGACAAGGCGTTGACTATGGATGCTGCGTCGGTCGGTGTATTTTCGTTGCGCGGTATACGCAATGCTGCGAAGGAGCTTATGGAGGCTACCGAGGATTTCGACCGAAAAGAGTTTTTCGATGCGTTTTTTCGGCTGTATGGTCTGTGTACTGCACCTGACGTTCGCGCACGTGGCGTATTTCACCCTTCGTCGCTTCAATCTGCGTGCCCGCGTTCGCTGGTGTACGAATTGTCCGACGTACCGCGAGACGCTGTGAAATCGTCGATAACCGGTGCCCTGCAAAGGACGTTCGATCTTGGGTCGTGGTTTCATTTATACACGCAGAATATACTGCTGAAACTCGGTTATTTGGAAGCTGCCGAAGTACCGGTAGTGAACGAGGCGCGTTACATAAACGGTAAGGCCGATGGTGTGTTCGCATGGGACGTGTTCGGTGAGAAGGTCGTTCTCGAAATAAAAACCATGAATGATATGGTATACCAGAGGGCTATTTTCAAACCGTTTCCGAAACACGAGTTTCAAGCCTCCCTGTATGCACGGGAACTCGGTGCCACGAAGATTCTCTATCTGTACTTCAATAAGAACACTTCGGCCATGAAGGAGTTCCTGCTTCCCCTGAACGAGTCGACGCTCGCGCAGGCGGACAAAATAATGGGCGGTACGATCGAACATGTAAGAAACGGTACGGTTCCCAACCGAAGTTGTCCAGACAGCTGCTGCGACGCTGCATTCGATTGTCCGTTCAGAAGCCACTGCTTCGGATTGTAGACACCTAATCTCAAAAACAATATGAAAAAGATTCTTTTATGCCTCGCGGCATTGCTGTGCGTGACGGTAGTCTCGGCACAGGAAGACGATCTTACGCCGGTAGAACTGGCGCTTATGGTCGGTAAAACGAACGACGCTATCAAGGCTCGTGCGGAGTACGTCGATACGATGCCCTCGGGGGTAGAAGTGTACCGACGCATCAATGCGTATGACAAGATCGAGGTAGCCTATTACTGTACGTTCGACAGTAACGGGAGACTGGAAAACGTATGGTACAATACCCCGCATGCGTTGGGCTGGGAACTTAGTTTCATTCTAAGTGACTACAAGGATGAGATCGGTAAGGGTAAGAACGAAAAGTACAATCCGATGTTGGAACTTCACATGCGCACCACGTATCCTTTTAGAAATACGTGGGTGGTATTCGACCATGCCGAACAAAGAGTGTACATCTACAAGAAGAAGTAACCATGCCACGCCGAATGCCGGAGAGAGTTATGAACCCTCTTGACTTGTTCAGAAGACAATTTACGGAGGTATCTTCCCCCGTGGGGGGACTTCCTACGATGTCCACGCGCATAGCGGATATTGCGTCGGACGATCTCGGTGATCTTATCGCACGCTATACCGCGTGGAGGGAGTTCACCGAAGACCGCCATCTGGAAGCGTGCGCGGTATACGCACAGGTGAAGTCGGAGTACGATTTGGAGATCGACCGCTTCATTGCCGAAAGTCGCAGGAGCATATCCGCGACGGACAAACGTGCGATGGCCCACGTACATGTTACCGAACTCGGACTTACCAAGAAGCTCGATGAGGCTGGTATCTATCGTGATCTTTTGGCCGGAAAACTCGATTCTTTCAGTAACGTTCTGGCTATGCTCAGCAGAGAACTCACCCGTAGAGGGGTTATGAACGGATAATTATGGAAAATCTTGCATTTTCATTCGACGCAAGTTTCGGCGATTTTCTGACAACTCTCGCACGCGAGAAGATCATGACGGAGTACGATCTCGATGCCGCCGTTAAGATTTTGACCGATTCCCTCTCTGGGATGAGTAGAGATCAAGCGTTGCACATTCTCAGTGGCGAGTGCGATCTCTCTGTTACATCTGACGGAAGTCTTACGATCGTGGCTGCATCGAAGGATCGCAAATTCTCTCTATTCGACTGGTTGCGCTCCGAGAGATCGTCGTTGGAGGATTCATGCGAAACATGGTGGAAGACTGCCACCACGTATCGAGACGACTTTTCTAAGCAGACGATACAGGTAACGCTTTTGCAGGCGTGGTCGATGTTGGCCGGTTATCCTGCCTACGGAGTACTCAAAGAATTCGACGAAGTAAAGTGGCTCAGGTCGGTTCAGAAGCAACTACACATGTTTCTTAAAAAGTACTTCGAATTCGGTGTTCTGTGGGACAAAACGATACAGACGTACCCGGAGATGTTTCAATTAAGACCGTGGTGTAATTGTGAGGAGTTTTCAAGACTACTCTTGGAAGTCGAATCACTGCAACATGGCCGTACCCCCAAAGTGGATTATGAATTGGATCGTTACATCTCCTCGGAACTCATGAACCGGACTATCAAGATAGAACCCGTCGATATAACGGGAGACTACGACGCCGGATGGCTTTCTCCGAAAGGAGAGTTCTACGGATTGCGCGGTACGAAAGCGAATCTGCTCCATATAACCATAGCGAATGCACTTATCGAGAATGGGGTGCTCCCTTCGGAGTTCCCCGACGGTGTTACTTCGGTTGACAGACTTCTCGAAGTTCTCGGATGGTTGAAAACAGAGAAGAACACTGTTATATACGGTGGTTACTGGGTAGACCCAATTGTACCCGTCACCGATGAACAGATCGAGGCTTTGTGCCGGTATGCCGACGCGGTGTATGGAGGTTTCGTTATCATTGACGGGAAATCGATAAGCTCCTATACATTGCGAAGTACGGAACCGATCATGCGCAGAAAATGGTTCAGATAATCGGTTTGCATCTTTAATGGAAATGGACTATATTTGTCGAAGACCATCAAATATTAGACCATGCCCATTCTTAAAGAAGTATTACACCGAAAACGACCTCCGAAGGAACAGGTACGCAGTAATGGTATCGTCGTAAAGCATCCGACGTCTAAAAATACATGGAAGGAATTCGAACGTCGGGTTGCAAGTTTTTTTGGAACTCGACGTGTCCCTTTATCCGGTAGCAACAGTGGACACGGTACGAATAGCGATTCACTGCATCCTGAATTGTACATAGAGTGCAAAGTACGCCAGAAGTCGTCGTTATGTACCTTGTTTCGGGATACCGCATTTAAGGCGAAGGCTGAAAACAAACTTCCGATCGTTGCGATAAAACAGAAGAACGAACGGGGGTATCTTCTGGTAATGCGCCCGTGCGATTTGGAGGAGATCGTCGAAATACGCATGCGGAGTATAAAAGATGCCGAATAATTTTAGGAAACGATTTTTCTGATTATATTTGTAACGTTCAAGGTTATTTGGTCGAAGGCTTTACGGTATCAATTATGGAGATCGATATTGAAACAAAGACGGTAACTCTTAGGTGTAAATCGTCCACGGATGCCAACAAACTGGCTGGAAGTATATTTTCCGTCCGACAGGTTAATCCCGAATCGAGGATCATAATCCGTGTTATCGGTGCAGGTGCTCTTAATCAAGCCACGAAAGCCTGTATTCTGGCCAATAAGTACTTCATCAAACAGGGTGTAACCCTTGCACTGCAACCGTCGTTTCAGACGGTAGAGGATTTCACTGCGATCGAGTTGAAGATCATCTTCATCAAAAACTGAGAAAGTTTTTTGGAGATAATCATTTTTTAACTACATTTGCAGTAGCGGTTATTACGGCTAATCGCTTTACAAAATAATACGCCGAACGTAAAATAGCTTTCAACTATGGCACGTAGAGCAGCAACTCCCGCTCCGGCACCCGCTCGTGGTGGTCGTCGGGCAGCAGCCCCCGCTCGTGGTGGTCGTAGAGCAGCCGGTGGCGGCCGTGCCGCTGCCAGCACCGCTTCGAAGTCGTAATTCGAGACGGGCGACACCAAGATACCCCTGCACGCTATGTTGTAGGGGTATCGTTTTTCAAAGACTGATCGTAACACACTGAATTTATGGAGAAGAAAGTACTGTTGTTTTCCGGTGGCTTCGATTCCATGTTGCAGGAGTGGCTGATAAAACCGGACATTCTTCTGTATGTGGATATGCGGACGTCATATTCCGACCGTGAGGTAGAAGCCCTCCTTCGACTTCCTGACCACTATACGCACAGGATGCGTGTTATTCATTTTCCGCTCGGAGAGTACGAACGTGATAACAAGTATCTGCCGTATCGGAACATGTTTTTGGCCGGTCTCGCGATGCAGTACGGGCAACATGTGTACTTCGGTTTCAATGAAGCAGATGATGCACCGGACAAAGACGATACGTTCATCCGAAGACTTACGACGTTGTTTCGCCACCTGAATAAACACTGCATCGGAGATATGGGGTGGGAGACTACGAATTTCAGTTTCTCGGCCCCGTACAAACACCTGACCAAAACGGAGATGGTGGCGGAGTGTCTGAAACAGGGTATGCCTGTCGATTGGATTCGCGGTATTCGTTCCTGCTATGATTCCGAGAGCGTCATCGGTTGCGGTGTGTGTCGTCCGTGTGTGAATCGCGCCGTAGCGCTTATCAATAACGGAATATACTCACCGGAGCTGTTCGACACTCCCATAACTGCGGATCGAATAGCCGATCTTATGAAAGAGACCAGAGAATACGACGGGGGAAATTATTCCAAGAGATACTATGCCGATCTCCAAAAGGCTAAGCGACTACTCCGCTGAGAGTAATAAGGCGGTATTGTTTTTCTCCGCTTCGTCCACGGGTGACACGGAGCAATTGCTCGACTTCGGAATCCGTGAGATTCTTGTATCATATTATTATATGCGGAAAAGTCTGCCGTATTACGAAAAAGTTCTCGACGAACTGCAAAAATGCGGCGGACTGTTTATGACCGATTCGGGAGCGTTCTCCTTTATGGGTGGCGTAGGTGCTGATATTTCGGAGATGACTTCTGAAAAGTACTGGATTCCCTATCTTACGGAATATGTTGACTGGTTGCGTGCGCACAAGGATAAAATATTCTGTGCCGCCAACCTCGATCTGGATAAACTGGTCGGTAGGGATGTAGTACGCCGGTGGAACGAGGAATATTTCGAACCTCTCGAAAAGGAAGGTTTGCAAATAGTATACGTCGCCCATGAGGACGAGGGAGACCCCCACGCGATCAAACATTTCAGGGAGTACTGCAAACGATACCGATATGTTGGAGTAAACCAAACACACAAAGACTACGCCGCTAAATTCTATCAAGCGGCGAAGGAGCATAACGTGCGCGTGCACGGTTTCGCATGGACGGAACTTAACATACTGAAACACTATCCTTTTTTCAGCAGCGATTCCTCGGTAGGATACGACAGCATGGTGGTCGTCAAGGATTCCGAAGGAAACGTACTGCACATGCCCGTAGGGGAGGTGTTCGACCGGTTTACAGAGAAGACCGAGTATGCGCATGAAAGCCGTGCGCTGACGGAAGGGTACCATACACTCGCAGTAGATGGTGCCAACAGGATCGTGTGGGCGCCCATGCGTTCCGTGGTAAGACACCGCGTGACGAAAACAATGTACCGTTTGTATATAGAGGGCGGTATACGATTGGACGTCACGGAGGATCATTCTCTCTTGCAATTGAACAAGGAGGGAGACCTTATCGAAGTATCTGCGAAAGACCTGAAAACGGGTGACTACCTGATTACTGCTAACCGGTTTCCGTTCGACGAAGATTTGACGGATGATCTGTTCGATGAAACGATGCTTCAATTTTTGGGCTTGTGGTTGGGCGACGGCAGCTACTCCGGTAGAACTGGAATAAACCTGTCTTGCTACAACACACTTGAAACTCGGAGAATCATCGACGAGATCGCTTATCGATTCGGGGCTAAGACGACACCCTCTAAGAACGGTGTAGACTGCCATATCTCCAATAAACGTTTACGGAGGTTTATGCAGGAACTCGGTTTCGAAGGACATTCCGATACGAAAAGAATCCCTCCGTTCGTGTATTCTCTTACGGAATCCGACATAGGTTGGTTACTCAACGGGTACTTTTCTGCTGATGGAACCGGTTCCGGTCTCGGTGTGTTCACAACGTCCGAGGGACTTAAAGCGGACGTCGTACTGCTGCTGAACGGTATGGGGATATTTACTTCTGTGACGGAGCATCCTCCGGGTCATTTTTTCAAGGATGGGAAACGATATGCCAAGAAAAGGGGATGGCATATCTCTATCCGTGACACGAACAGCAAGAAGCGGTTTCTTGAAAAAATAGACTTCTGCATCGCGTACAAACATAACGCGGTGTTTTTGGACGTAATGGGGAATCTCGGTAAGGAGCAACTGTGGGCCAAAAAATCCGGTGTCCCCGTCGAACTGTCCGTGACGGGACGTATCGCATTCAAAAGAGACACGCCGCGGGTGTCGTCTTTGAAACCTTCGCAACGTCGAGTAAACCGAGACCGAAATACGTCGAATTTCGCGCGAAAAGTGGTGGATAACGACGTGTTGTTCCCCGTTATTCGTAAAATCGAAACGCTTCCCGTCGGTGAAGTAGAAGTATTCGATCTGGAAGTTCCTCTGTATGAGAATTTCATTGCCAACGGAGTGGTGGTGCACAATACTACATGGTTGGGAGGTGTTCGATATGGCACTACCTATGACTACGACGGTAAGAATTTCAGAACGATCGACTATAAACATAAACACATAAGAAAGCTGCGCGCTTTGAAATATAAAAAAATAGGCGTATCTTTGGATGACGTTCTTGGTGAGGAGAAACGAAAACCGATTAACCGAATGAACTTATTGGGTTGGATGGGCTTCCGAAGGGAGTTTCTTAAAATGGCCAACCTCAAATTGCACAACAGGACGGTAGCACATTACAAGTAGTTATGAGCGAGGATGCAGTAAGGGCACGAATCGATAAAATCCGGGAAGCCGGTAATGACGAGGAGAAACTCAAAGAGTGCCTGTGTTCGTTTTTCTTACGTGGAGACTGCCCGACTTGTGTCGGGTGTCTTCAAGAGATGGCCGATCTCAGAGAATGCCGAAAGTTCTACTTCGACCACATACGGGAGAATCCTATGGATATATGGTCTCCCGAATTCGAGGTAGCTAAGGTCATCTCCCGTGATAAGGTTTCTACGGGTGATCTGGTCGGTATCGGTATTCGCTGCGATAACTGCTATATGTCGGAAAAATGCCCGCTGTGCAAACCCGGGTACGAGTGCGGAATAGACTGGGGGAGTGAAAAACCATCGACGCCGGAAGCGTTCTACGAATTCCTCGTAACGATTCAGTATGAACGGGTGAAACGGGCGAGTGTATTCGAAAAAGTCGACGGAGGTGTACCGGATCAATTCCTATCCAACGAGATGGATCGTTTGTCCGGTTATATTCTGAACAGACTCGACCTTAACAGGGAGCGTCTGTCGGTTAACATAGAGGCTACCGGTTCGGCCGGAGGTAGTGCCGGTGGCGGTATACTCGCCAAACTGTTCGGCGGTGGCGGAAGTACGCTTCCCGCTTCGGAAGCTCCGAAGGAGATACCCGCCGAAGTCGTTAAACACGGAGAGATACCCGTTGCTGAGATCATAGAGGAGACCAAACGGGTTCCTCGTAAAGTTCCGAGAGTGAATGACGACAGTAAGTAAACATCTGCGCAAGGGGCGTAACAAAGTATCGGCTGTGCGACGACACTACCGAAAGGGTTCTACGCACAAGACCGTTAACGGGAAGAAGTTCGTGTACGTCGACGGTTTTTGGAAACACGATGACTACCCGAACGCTCCGAAACCGGGATGGTCTTACGAGAGGCTCCTCAAAGAGAGGGAGAAACTCGTAACCGATCTGCAAGACGGTTTGCAGGGACGCGATATTCTGCCTGCACGGAAATACGGTTTGCTTACGCGCAGAATCCGAAAAATAAACCGAATACTCGAATCAAGGAAATAACTATGGAAGCGTTACTGAAATCATTAGTGGGAAGTTCGATAGAGTACCGCGGTTCGGTACGGACTATCGAAGATGCGGCATTCAAGTCCCGCACACTCCGTACCGAACGCGCTCATATCAGGAAGTCTTTGGAGATGGGAAGTTCTCTGCCGGAGGATGTTCGGTTGATTCTATATACGGAACTTCTCGACTATTACCGGAACCAGCCGTACTATTTCGAGGTGCGCAGCAGTATCGTTTTCGGACGTGATCGCGCTAAGGTCATAGACATGCTTTCCCGACCGTCGTCCGAGAGACTCGACGAACTCGAAGTAAGACTTAGCTACGGTAGCAAGTATCCGTATCGTGAAGCCATTGTGTGCGCCTGCGGTTACTTTCTGCGACTGCACGAGAGATACTTAAACGTATTAAAACCGTATTTGACCGCCGGAGAACTTATAACTTGTATCTAAGATGTATAGAGTGAACACGATTTACCCCGCATTCATGGGGGAACAGAACTGTTTCGGGATCGGGCAACGCTGTGTGTTCGTTCGGTTCAGCGGATGCAACATACGGTGCTACGAGAGTACGCTCGGTGTGACGTGCGATACGCCGGAGGCACTGTGTGGTACGTGTGGTACAGATATGACTACGAAGGAGATCATTGAACGCCTCAGGGAGTATAACATACGGACGATATGTCTTACGGGCGGTGAACCACTGCTGCAAAAACCGATAGAGCTTCTGTCGGCTCTGAGCAAGAATGGCTTCGCCGTAGTGGTCGAGACGAACGGTACACTGTCTATCGAACCGTACAGACATGTGGAGAATATAAGTTTCGTGATGGACTATAAAGCACCGAGTGCAGGTGTTAAGAGTTTCTGTCACGAAAATTTTTATTACCTTCGCAAGAGAGACTACATCAAGTTCGTACTGTATGACGATGCGGACTACGAGGATATGAAGATCATCTGCGAACGGATGAAAGGAAAAGTGAATCTTGTTGCCGGCCTGTTTTGGGGAGCGAAAATAGGATATGTAGAACTTGCTAATCGTATTTTGCGCGACAGATTACCTTTGAACCTCAATATGCAGGTTCACAAGATGATGGTACTCTACGACGAGTACCCGGAAGCGGTAAGAACTCTTGCCGTTCCCAAAGAACTGTAAAACCTTAAATTTATCAGACTGATGAAAGAGAACGCTTTGGTTCTGAACGAGGCCGACAAGACGCTTATGTATCTCGTAGGCTGCGATGAAGGCGAGGTAACTAACTTCGCTAACATGATGTCGATTAAGACCCTTCCGGGAAGTACTTATCTCGACAAACTCAACAAGGGATTCTACCAGAAGGTTGCCGTTGAAGGTAAGGCATCCGACTGGGTTCGGCTTGCGGGTTCCAAACCCACGAAGTGCGCCGTATTCGCGATGGCGGAAAATACGTCGTACCTCGGGAAACGTGCCGTCGACTTGCAGGATCATATTGAGATCGGGGCTGACGACAAAGTTACCGGCAACCTTAAATACGTTGCCAAGTTCGTGAAGTTCAACGAGACGGTGAAGGCGGAACAGTCGGGACACTACCTGTTTCTGTACATTCCGTTGTCTCAGGTGGCCGACGTGCTGAAAACGCAGTCGGTGAAAGTCCAAGTGGACTCCAAGAGCGAAAAAACGTTCCCGCCCGAAGGGAAAGGACTGCCTCTGATCGTTCGTATTGCCGAAGGAACGAAGTCGATCAAGCTGACAGTCGTAACCGGTTCTGAATCCACGACACGTACTTTGGATGTGTCGGAGCTGAATCTCCGGTAAACCGACACGTAGAAGATAATTTATCCAGAAATTTGCAATATTTAGAATCTACACTTATATTTGCAATGACTGGGTAATAGATGTCGAATCTAAAATTTTAAGCTATGGCTGCAATCAAGAATCTGGTTATTCTGAATCCGGCGGACAAAACGCGGTTCTACTCCGTGGCTTCCGGTGAAGGAGCACCTGCCGACGTTACCGACGAGTTGATCGTGAACGTCAAGGATTTTCCCGTCGGATCGCAATATACCGACGTCAGTGGCAAGAAGTTCTACGTCCGTATGGCGGAGAACAAGGCTGTTGCCGACTGGGTGGCTGTAAACGCTGGCGCGTAACGAATCGGGAGGGAGTACGAGAGTGCTCTCTCCCCTTATTCATTTGAGATGGCTTCCTTTATTCAATTACGTGGCGATACGATAGACCGGTTCCTTAAATTCGATCCGGTTCTGGGTCTTCGGGAACCCGCATTGGTATCTGTCGATGCAGAGAATGCGACGTTGTATACTCACATGAAAGTGGGTGATGGCGTGCATAAGTTCTCGGAGTTACCGCTTCTTGACTTAGGAGGGAACATAGTAAGCTACAACGACCTTAACGATCTGCCCTCTATCGGCGGGATTCAGATCAAAGGCGATCTTTCTCTTGAACAGCTCGGAATCGCATCTTCGGATGCCCTTAAAGAGCTTGATAAGCAATTCGTTAAATCGAAGTCCATCAGGGGTGTAGAAGTGCTGTTTGACAGTGAGGCACCCATGCAGAACGATGACGTTATGTACATCGAGGTTGCTCAGACAAATGGCGAATGATCGGAGAATACAACAAGTAACGCTCAATGGGAAAACGATACCTCTCGACCGAATCAAGAAGATAACTCTCAACGGGGAGGTTCTTTGGCCAGTAGAGGGTTTCGAACGACACGTCCAAAGGGTTATTTTCAATGGGGAGGTCATTTGGGAACTCGTTACCCTCTATCTGAATATTGAGAAGGAAATCGTTTGGCTCACCGAATACAACGACTACGAGGACACGAATAAAGTTATGACGAATACGACATTTGAAGTCGTATAATAATAATAATAATAATAATAATAATTAACTGTTATGGCAGACGTAACAAAAGGTCTTATTATAGTAAGTCCCGGTAGCGGGTCGGGTGACACCACCTTACGGGTGAAGGCTAAGACCGCTAATATCGGAAACCGTGTCGCACAGGATTCTACGTTCACGGTTACGGCTCCGGGCGTTACTCCGAACAAGACTTTTATAGGCCGTCTTAAAGCGGCGGCGGAGTTCGTATCATTCGATGATGGTGCGTCGATGTCGGTTGACAAGACCGGTGGAACTGTGACTATCACCGGTTTGTCCAACTCAACGAAGCTCACCTTCTCGAAGGGGTCGGGAAGCATCATTGCGGCCGACATTTCTACTATAAAGTATCAGGCCAATGGTGTCGAGGCTACGTCCGGTACGGCTATTCCCGGAGACCCGGGCGCCAGTGCTAAGTACGTGTTTACGCTTACTCTCAGTGCCTCTGAGAATACTACTATCGAGGCACGTACTCAGCAGATAACCGTCATTGCTGCGGGTTCGCAATCGGCTACCATTACGCTTAATCAGACTGCGGGAGAACCGTATCTGGAACTCAGTGCGGAGGTTATCGAAGTCGAGCAGGATGGTTCGAAAGAGACTCTGCAAGTCACTACGAACACCACGTTCACTGTTTCGTAATCGATCGAAGAATCGTTCACACAATCCATACGGGGGTGATTCCCCGTATGGGTACTATTTGGGGATATGGCTTCACAGACGTTTTCTAAAAACTGGGGTGACGGAACCACGGATAAGTTCTACGTGACGTGGGACGATTCGACGCTTCCGGGGAGGGCTTCGGTCAAGGTTACGTCCGATCCCAACTACACAGGGGAACAACGAAGTGCACAGGCTATATTCTCCACTGTCGGTGGTAGCCCTAAGGTTACAAAAACATTGACAGTCATTCAAAAAACGGATAACCTCGTCATTGCGTACTATGGGGATACGGTCGTTTCGATGTTCTCCGATACGAAGGCGGGTTTTCCTAAATCGTAAGACGTATGCCGCAATTCAGGGACATAAACGTATTCATAGAGAAGTCTTCTTTGGATGGTTCCGAGGAGGTTCAGGTATCCGGTACCCAGAAGGCTAAACTGGTGAAACTCCTCGAACAGCTGGGGGAGAACCTTCAAATGTCTGTGCCTGACAAGGATCGTCAGACGTTCCCCGCACTGGGTACCACGGGTAAAGTTCAAGCGTGGCTCAGCGCTCTTGCGTATGCGTGCGGTATCAGAGAAATTTATGATTCGGAACAGGATACGTTCCGCTTTCTGCATGGTGACAACGGGGATGCCTCGGTGTTCGGTGTTGTATTCTGGGACAGAGTGAATGCGGTAAAGGTCGCCGTGTTGTTCGCGGACTACGGTATCGGTGCCGATTCTGGGAATACGTTCCCGTTCGCTATCTACGAAGGAGGACAGGAAGCGTCTGCGATTCAGGCTGATATTACGGATGGCGCATTCATTACGGAGATAACCGAATCCGGTAAATGGACGCGAATGTTCAAAGTAAACTCCGAAGGAGGTGGTTCCACTGCCGAACAGATAGTGGCCGGAAGCTCTGGAAGTCCTCTCGATGCTCCGTCTGCGTATGTAGGGTGGAATCCTACGTCGATGAGTGTAGAACAGGCGTTGTCGATACTTGCGTATGCTGCGGGTATTCGAAGTGTCAACGAGGGTACTCTGTCGGCGCCTTTCCGAATCATCACGCAGACGACGAGCGGTTCGGGTCTTACGATCGTAAGCTACATGCCCGCCGATGAGGAATCTCTTAAATGGGAATTCGGCTACGGGTTCATCCGCATGTTCTACGCCTCGGGGAACCTTCTGGCGAACAACCCTACGGACAATGTGTTGCTCATGAATGCTGCATGGGAGAGCTACCCGATAAGGATTTCCGAACTTCTCGGGGTTACTCCGTTCGATCAACTGACCAGCGTGTCGTCGCTTACGGTCAAGGCCGGTGACAATATCAGAGCTTCCGCCTCGACGCTCTCCGTATTGGTGGGCGGGGCTAATGTGTTCTCACAGAATAACGAGTATATGAGGGACGCCGTTATCGTGGCCAATTACGATGCTACGGTAAGTTTCACGGCTAAGGATTCCTCGGTAGTCGTAAGAAAATCCGCTGATGTAGGTACGGTTACGGCTACCTCCGGTAAGAAGGTGTACACACTGCATTGGGCGCCCGCTGCCTTGCAGGGTGGAAAGGTCTCGAACTGGGAGGTATTCGTGAATGTAGCTGTATACGCATGATGGTATAGGTAGAGTTCCGAAAAAAAAAAAACGATGCCGAAATTTGTAGACATTGCTTCTCTTTCCGAGAAGGTAAATCCTGACGGTAACGAACAGATTCAGATTTCTGCCACACAGAAATTAGTGTGGAAAGACGCTCTTATGAATTCAGGTGGATTCATCGGAGCTATTTTGTCGTATGCGACGCAGTATGCGATGGGTGACACCACTAATCGAAAGACTATCATGTCTATGCTGGGACAACTGTTTTACAACACAGGTTCCAGAGCAGACAGTTTCTTTCGGTTCGTTTGCGGGTCGGTGACTATTCCGGGCGGTACTCCTAAGCAGGAATATTTTGGGATCGTCTTTTATGATGCTTATTACACGCGGACATACGCTGTGTTCTTTGGCTTTGAGAATGGTGCTGTTCCGGTCACCTTCTTTCAGAGACAAGGAAACTACGTCACTGATTCCCCAATAGATGATAACTTCGTTACGAACATAATAAACGGTACAGCGTGGACTAAATTAGGGACGCTCGATTTTGATGCTCTCCTGAAACAGACCTACGGAACCAACACACGGTTCTTGGCTCCGGTACAGGGGAGTGAAACACTGCTGACGACGACCGTAGAACGTATTCTGTACGCATTGGGTTTCCGCGGGACGAATACCAATTTCCGTTTCCTGACGGGAGTAAACAATACGTCGGAAACCTACTGGGGGGTTGCTTTCTACAACTCCGGCCAGAGCAAGACGTTTACGGTACTGTTCGGTATCGGAGGAAGCTCGCTTCCGGTCGGTATGTACCAAAAGAGCGGTAATGTGACCGCGCAAAAATCGGTGGACAGCGAGTTCATTCATGATGTGCTGTCGACATGGACTAAATCGTGGTCGCTGAATAGTCAGGGGACTATCTATACGTCTGACGTAATAGCAGCTACTTCCGACAAACCGATAACGCTGCCGGGTCAATTCGCGTTTCCGAGTTTAACGGACTTGAAGACGGACGCCTTCGTAAAGCAGATGATCTACAACTCGGGGTATCACCAGTCGAACGCTTGTTTCAGACAACTTATCGCCTCCTATGTTATCGGAAGCACCGGTTCGCAGGTTCAGTGCTACTACGGAGTCACGTGGTATAACAGCTGCTACGGGAGAACGTACACGATGCTGGTGAACATGGAGCGTGCCAACGGGGAGTATATTACGCTGTACCAGAAACAGGGGCGTCACATTGAAAGCAACCCCATGGATGATGCGTATGTACTGGATGTGCTGACAGGGGACTGGTTGAAAGTAGCCGGTATAGGTACCGGTGGCTCGGAGCCTACGCCGATCGAATCTCTTGCGGCCGAGAAGGTTAACGTAGCCGCTCCTACGCTGTATGATGAAACCACGGCGAGTACGTGGGACCCAAATTCCGTGAACAATTTGCAGGAGCTTCTCAACGGACTTCTTTACAGAACCGGTCTGAGAAGTACCTCTGACGGTCTGAACTTAGGATTCCGCGTTGCGTGCGCCGACGGTAAAATAGCGATCATAGCGAATGATTCGTCGTCGTCGGACTACTCGGTGTTCCTGTTCAGCGGAGGTTCCACGATACATACCTACCTTATTGACCAAACTTACGTCATGGAGTGGGTGGGTAACTATTCGTCCGACCACGAGATAATATCGAGCATAGAGAGCGACGGTAGTGAAACGGGTATGCTCGATATGGCAGGTATATCGAATTTCGCTACGAAGGCATACGTCAAGCCGAACGATGCTGTGCTGACGATGTTCCCCTCGGGTTACAGAACTGTTATCCCGGGAGAAAACCTTACGACTAACTTAACCTCTGGGACACTGAAAATAAAGGTTCCCGACCTGCTGACTGCACAAGTGAAGGCCGGCCCGTTCAGGGATGCTGTAATAGATGTCCCGTATGGAGTTACCGTACAGTTTGCGGATCAGGTAAAAATATTGTACAAGGCCGACGGTGTGGACAATTTCACGGCTACGTCCGGTCGCAAAGTGTACACAATACACTACGTCCCTACCACGTCGTCGACCACTAATATAACGTTCAGAGCTTTCGTTAACGTGGCAAATTACAAATAGCATGCTTACGAGTTTCTTTGGCGCACAGAACAAGACAGCGGCTTCGACACCTGCTACGAAGAACCTTACCTATCGGTTCGAGAATGCTTCTGGGATGAACTTTACAATCGTTCAGAGCGATCCCGAGAGTCCGATAACTTCGCGGCGGGTAGCGGTGTCGTCCGATTGGACTTCGCATGAAATGTCTTCGCGGTTGTCCGCGGAGGGAAACATCTCGCTGTTGCAGACGGTTCAGTCGGAGTGCAATTGGGTGCTCCGCATACGTGTGTACCTCCAAAAATCCGGCAGTTCGACGAAGACATTTCTCGGCGGGTTGAATGTCGACGACGCCAACTACGGGAAGAACACGCTTAGCGGTACCACGAAGGTAAACTACGGAGATACGGTCATATACGAAATATCTCAGAACGTAGGCGTAATGACGTCTTCGGCCGTGTCGAAGGTGTTCCCCGAAGGAGATACAGACAATTGGAGTATAGGGATCAACAGTCTGTACGGTACCAATTACGTGGGGGCTACGCTCACGTATGACCAGCCCTACATATATTCGCTGAATCTTTCGGCGAAGGCTGCGACGAGTATAACATTAGAAAACTGCAACGCATTGATCGATATTTACCAGAGCTACAAGGGAAGGGTCGCTTCGGTAAACTGTACGCATGCCGTCGAGAAAAATATCGGCGGGTATCTCGTCAATGCTTCGCAATACAGTACGTCGTTCTCGTTGTATATGCAATACGTTACGGAAGCGAGTGTGACGCCGCCCACGCCTTCGAAGGAGCCTATTTCGTTTACGATAGGTGTAACGGCCCACCCCGGAATGAGCGAGGTAACGATAAGTGTCTGGAACAAGGCCAAGACGAAACGTCTCGCATCGGTTACGTTCGAAAGCTCCGATTTAGAGACTGGTGCCTCTCAGGTGCTCAGTAATATTCCCAACGAGGACAACGGTCTGTACTTTTTGGAGATTACCGGAGACTACACGCGCAGTGAGGAATTCAGGTTCTATGACGGAGGCACCTTCTTGTTCTGACCCTGAGGAGGCGAAAGCCCTCAACATATCGTCCCGTTTTCGAAGGGTGCCTCTTTTGCGGAGGCACCCATTTTCGTTTCGGCCGTTTGGAAATTAAATCGCTTTTGTCTATATTTGTTCAACACCAATACGAAACAGCCTATGGACGACAAGACCAGATTCGGTATCTTATCCAAGTACGGACGGATGCCTTCGACCGAAAACTCTGCAAAGCAGAAACCTTCGGGGTATCGATTAGTCGCGGTTGCCGGTACCCGTGAGGAAGTAGTACAGTCGGCTTTGCCGCATCAATACGGATTACTGGTGTATAAGAAGAAGGAACTTATGCGTCAGTCTTGCTATGCCAGCGGTCAGATACGTCTGAAAATAACACCTTACTACAATTGAATACGTGTACGAATGTCCCCGACTACGCCAGTGGGGAGAACATAAAGCAGGTGCTCAAATCCGAATACCGGTATTTCGGGACGATCGACGACGTTATGGAGTACATCGCCGAGAGAAAGGAGTTCGAACGAAAATTGATGAAGAAGTCCTACCGGTTTCCCCATTTGCACGGGATCATCTCCGATGATTACTTCAACGAGGACATATAATCCGAGGGTGGGGAAGAAAACGAACCGATTTAACATTCTCTGCAAGACCCCCAAACGGCTATTGAATGTTCCGCAATCGTCCGATACCCTCGGATTTTTCAACGAAATTTTTTATCTTTGACACATGGATATACGAATCAGGGAAGAGTTGTACCTCCGAAACATAGAGACCAAGACGGAAACTACCATTCGTCCCGCGACGATCGGGGTAGAGACGAAAGGTATCGTTTGGTTTCACGACGTGTCCAAGACGGTCAAAATCGGGTTCAGCAAGGACTACTGCAAGGAGGACAAAATGCTGTTCTCGGTTATCCCTACGATAGAGGACAGGGAAGTGTCCGCGAAGCAGGTATCCATGATCCTTAGGAAATCTCTGCAAGGAAAAGACGTCGACGTCGATTCCATCGTAGAACAAATATATGCGTTATGAATCTTAGAGAGAAGGTCAATGCGTGGATCGAATCTTTGAAAGGGTTCGACTTGCTGAAAGGAAACCGCTGGGAGGGCATACTCGCTACTTTCGTTCTGTCGTTCATCTGGGGCGTATGTGTGGGTATATCGTTCTGCGTGGGGTACCAGTTCAGAAACTACCTTCTGTGCAAACAGATAAACTGGTACGATCTATACGCACAGGCAATAGGATGCGCCGCAGCGTTTGTTCTGGTGAACGGAATCCTTCTTGCAGTCAAGATACTGTTCTGACCGGAGATGCTATGTGCATTTGAGTTACAGCGTTTTTCATTCATGGGAATTTTCGAGGGTGTCGTCTATTGTGAAATCCGCGGCATCCGAATCTCCGGTCTTTATTGAGCTATGGTGTAATGGTAACACGTCAGATTTTGGTTCTGAAATTTTGGGTTCGAGTCCCGATAGCTCGACTATTTAAGTCTGTCTCGTTTTATAAGCTGTGAATATGCCTGCTAAGGAGAGCTTGCTTTTCATACGTAAAGACGTTCACTGGAAGTATGAAGACGAACCGACAGACTTCTTCGACAAGGGGTAGTATAAGAATAGTGCTTGCCCGTCAATGACGGGATAGGTGAGGGGTGAAATGCTCCCTCCCCCTTTTTAAGGGCCTTTAACTCAGTCGGTTAGAGTAGCTGACTCATAATCAGCAGGTCACAGGTTCGAACCCTGTAAGGCCCACCACATTCAACAAATACACTATGGACAAATCGTATGCTACGCCCGACCTCGCCAAGATGGCGATGTACTGGGGTTTCGACAGACCGTGTTCTGCGGGAGTAACCGTTAAGGCTCCCGTTTTGTATGCCGAGAGAGAAACGCTTGACAGTGTTCCCGACGGGGTTGTCCCGATTCCTACTTTGGAGCAGATTCAACGTTGGCTCCGTGAGGAAAAGAAGGTGAACGTGTACTGTGCACCAATATTCGCTGACCCTGAATGGCTGTGGATGGCCTGTATAGATGACGAGGCCGTCACCGATTCTGAACCCTTTATTCGGAACGATCGTGAAGTTCTCAAAGTTCCTGCTTGCGTGCATACGCAATTGTTTAAAGATTATTACGATGCACTGACCCACGGCATAGCTTCCCAATTCGGTATTTGGCGTTATCAGAAACGGTAGCCATGCGTATCGCAGTCATAACGGCAGCCGGTCAAGGTACACGTGTGGGACACCCTCTGCCGAAACAGTTCATCAAAGTAGGCGGCAGTACCATCGTGGAGTACTCCATAAAGAAGTTTCTCGAAATCGGGTATGACCGTGTAATAGTAGCGCTTCCGGCTAAGGGGTTTGCCACGTATCGTGACATGCTTACGGATGGTCCGAGAGTAGACTATATACCGGGAGGTCTTACGGCGAATGAATCCCGCTACATCGGGGTATCCCATGCTGCGGGGTATATTTGTGACGAAACCACATTTGCGGTTGTTGCCGTGCACGATGGTGTACGTCCATTGTTTTCCCCGTCGATCGCGATTAAATGCACGAGAATGTGCGAAAATGACGCTAACCGCGCCGCGGTGGTTCCGTACATTGAAACGGTCGAAACGATACGAAGACCCGATGGTCTGTATATACGACCGGTATACGAACGGGAGGTTCTGTGGAGACTGCAAACTCCGATGGTGTTCGATCTTTCGAGATTGAACGAGGCATACGAGAGGGTCGTTCGCAACGGAACCTTCGAGACGTATCTGACCGCCTCGGATGTATACGAGGCGATGTATCACGATACACGTTTCGTAGAGTCTACGGCACGGAATTTCAAAATAACCACGGCGGACGATCTGTCTATGGCCCTAACATTGCTTACGAATTAGTAATATGGAGAAGCTAACGTTCCCCGCGAATTACTTCGAGGGAGAGATACGACACGGTTTTTTCGTATCGGAGAACCGAAAAAAATTGTGGGCTACGGAACTTGAACTGCTGCACAATCTCGCACGGATATGCAAGAAGCATGCTATACGGTGGTTTCTGGATGGCGGCAGTTTGCTCGGTGCTGTAAGACATGCCGGTTTTATTCCGTGGGACGACGATATAGATGTAGTCATGTTCAGAGAGGACTACGACGAGTTTATAAAGGTGTGTCTGTCGGAACTTCCAGAACCGCTATTCCTGCAAACGAACGAGACGGATCGGTCGATCTATTGTCACGCGAAACTCAGGAAGACTGACACTACGTGTATTCTGCGTGGTGACGCGGAGGCTAATTTCCCGTTCAATCAGGGTATCTTCATCGATATTTTCCCGCTGGACAACGTACCGGAGGATGCTAAGGAACAGGATCGGTTTCTGTACCAGCTATCTCTTATCCAGATAGAGATGAAAATGCTCATGAGCCGCTGGTGGAAGTTCTCTCGGGACGACTATCATGAGCGCGGTCGTATAGACTATCTCAAACAGACATACGAAACGCTCCGAAAAACGTACAAATACGATAGAACATCGGTGGCGGCTACTCTTGCCTTTCCCGGGAATAAGAACAGCGTGAAACGCAAGGATCATTACGAGATGGTGGAGTACCTTCCGTTCGAAAACATGATGTGTCCGGTTCCGGGGTTGTATCAGGAAGCGCTCCGTCTTATCTACGGGGACAATTTCATGACACCTATAATGGGCGCAAGCCAACACGGGGAGCTACTGGTGAATTTCTCGGAATCCTATAAGACTAACCCTAAAACATACGATAGACTGTAATGGGAAAAGTTTGCCTTGCATGGGCCGAGAACGTACTGTTCGCCGATCTGGGACAGCTGCGGTGTGAAATTATGGATTCCTATCAGATAACGAGCGCGCACGATATGCACCGTATCATAGAGGCGCTTCGAGAGGGTTCCCTGCCGTTCAATGCGGTATGGACACGAACGGAGAAGTCGCTGGTACGTGAGTGGAGAGCGAAGAACCTACTGTACTCGCTCGGTCTGTTCCGGTCGAAAACGCGGTCGATTACATTCCGTGAGAAGCGAAGCTGGTACTGGATCATTTGCGATTCTGTGTTATCGTCGCTATATTTGCATGTGTAGCTGCACATACAAAAACTTCTGCCGGTTCTCGTCCGCACAACAGAATCGGGGTCTTCATGTCATCGGGTGTTACGGGTTTATACGGTGCGGCTAAGTTCCCGTATTTTTAACCGACCCCGTTATGAAGAACGAAATTCTGGAAAAATTCCGAAGGCGCTTCCCCAATGAAAGAGCCTGCCGAAAGTATCTTATCGACGAAGTGTGGAAGGGGAAGGTGAAGTGCCCCTACTGCGGGAATGACCGAAAAGTCTATCGGTATACGAACGGGCAGTTCCGATGCGCTGAATGCCGAAAACTGTTCAGGATATTGACCGGGACAGTCTATTCCGGTATACGTCTGCCGCTGCGGAAGATATTCATGGCGATGTATGTGTTATCCGTAAAAACGGATATGTCCGCACGTGCGTTGGCATTTATGATCGAAGTAAATAGAAGAAGCGCCGGTAAACTGCGCCGAAAATTCAATGAACTATACAACCATGAAGGAAGTAACGAAGGATGAATTCTTTGGGATCATCAATGAGGGCAAACTCGACGTACTGGTACGCCCCGAGACGAAGGAACCGGGACACTGGTACCCACACACTACGGAATTCAAATTCCGGGACGGTACCGTGTTCGGTAAAGTAGTTGAAGACTTTCACGACGGGGAGCATTATCCCGTGGTCGAGAAATACTACATCAACGAGAATCGATAGCTATGAGATCATCGGGAGGACGACAAACCTACGCTGCGGTATTCGCGATGGATTTGCGGAGCGGTGAACGGTTCAAGACGAGTAGCGGGTTCGCTGTGTATGTTTGTGCCTCGGCGGATATGTTCGGTGTGACGTACTATTACGAGGGTGACGAACATAGAAAACCGAATACTCTAAGTCCCTACGCACTGGTGTTTCCGCTGGGAAGTGACGGAGATTATATCTACCACAGTAGATAGAGAACAAATAATGACTATCTTTACGGTGTAAGTCTAACCAAAAGATAACGACTATGCCACAATTCGTAGACATCGACTCTCTCTTTCAACGAGATACGAATGGACATATCCGGTAGGAATTCATCCCCGGTGTGGACACTTGAATGGCAAATTGACTAACCAAATACACAGCAACATGAAAGCATTATTTGAGAAACAGGTAAGTTACGTTAAAACTCCCCATAACTATGGGGTGGCGGTGACAACGATTTATTTCCTCTGGATACCCATTTGGGTTACTTCCAAGAGGTTCGTTTGGCCTATTACGGACGAAGACCTCGCTGCCGCCCAGTTGTCCCGTGACGACTATCAGGATCATATCGTGAGGCGCATGGTGAAATCTCCCATCAGACTTGGGTAAATGTCTATGAGGACGTCCGTAAAATTATCGGCCCCTTGCTTTGTGCGTACCACGGATATTGAGGAACGCACGAAGCTTGTTTCATGGCTCGAAAGTATCGGGTACACCTACTGCGTCGGATGCCTTAATGCGCGAAGCGCTATTAGTAGCCCGCTTATACCGTACATAATGGTGTCTACACGTGCCGAAACCGATTTTGTGGAGTGTCTGTTATATCGTCCTGACAACGGTATCGACTGCGGATGCAACGTTGGTTTATTCAAGACACTCGCTGCGATAGGGCACTCCGATACTCTGGAACAGCAAGAACGCTCTATGAGAGTACGAGTGAAAATAGTAGCATTCGCTACCGACAAAAATGAATGGGGGAACGCTTATTGCAGTTATTGCCCAGCGACGAGATACTTTTTCGGTAGGGGCGATACAATAGAGGAAGTTGTGGCCGATGTGCAAGGACACCTACTTAATCTTTTGTGCCACAGATTTATACACAAAAACTTACTGAATTGTGGATGGACAATTACTGAAAATTCGGTGAAACCTCCCATTTTCACGGATGAGGAGGTCGTAAAACTCACTGAAAAATCCTACGGAATGACCATACCGGAACCTCTTATTGTAGAATTGAATGTAGAAGTTCCGAAGGTGTATAATCCTTGTATGTATGACGAAACAGGTAACAAGTATCGAACAATCGAAACGGCTTCTGGAACTGGGTGTTCCCGATAATAAAGCGTGTATGGTATGGGTTCCTAACTGGACGTTCAACGAACGGTCGAGACAGTTCGAACCCACCGGCGACTACAACGTATGCTTCCGATACGCAGCATACAAAGTGATGGAGGAGGAATTGACCCCTGCTTTCACGGTCGAGGATTTGCTGTGTGTGCTCCCTAAGATACTCTACGATAATCATGGACATGGGCTACCCATCAACATGACCACATCCACGGGTTCCAATTGGTGTTTGTATTGGGGGAACCCCCATACAGGCATAGGATGTAGAGACTCTAACTCTCTCGTAGACTTACTGACCGAGGCTATTGAATGGGTGGTAACGAAAGGTTACAAACTAAACGTATAGAATTTATGACACTGAATGAGTATCAGAAACTCGCTATGACGACCTGCATGGAGAGTTGCAAGAATGACACCTACATGCTGTTCGGTCTTATGGCAGAAGTAGGGGAGGTCGCCGACAAAATCGCGAAGTGGAAACGGAAAGAAATCATCCGTATCGATGGGAGCAAGTTGGTATTTGTACAGGATGACCCTGAGGTTGTAGAAACGTGCCGGAAAGAGTTACTCGCTGAACTTGGCGATTGCCTCTGGTTTATAGCTGGTATCGCCTCGGTAATGGGGGTACACTTGGAAGACATAGGTCAACAAAATTACGACAAGTTGTCCAGTCGACAGGAACGCGGTGTCATCGACGGTAACGGGGATAACCGGTAAAAACAAATGCAGGTATGAAAGACATTAAATTCAGAGGCAAGCGATTCGACAATGGGGAGTTGGTTATCGGAGACCTGATCGAAAATCAAGGTCGGAGCTTCATTTACCACGCAACGAGTGAGAGCACGATTGAGGATAACGCTGACGGGCGTATCGTTATCGCTGCGGTAGAAGTCGATCCCGCTACCGTAGAGCAATACATAGGGCCGAAAAACAAGATCGACATAGAGATAACTTCTGACGGTTGGAAGATCGACGTAACGGTAGACGGTAAAACGTATACGGAGCACCACGAGATGTCTGACGAGGGTTGCTTCGCTAAATGCGTGGAGGGAAACTTGGAGACTGCCGGTATCCCCGACCCCATCGTGTATGCTCTGGATGGCTTTTTCTGTTTCGACTGCGTGCGGGCACTCCGTGAGTGCGAGTAACAAACAATCGCACGAAACACTGTGGGTGTAGGAACTTCGAAAAAATTGCGTATATTTGGACAACCAATGATCGTACTATGGCACTTGATCCGAACAAAACCGACGCAATTTTAGGAGAAGCTATCAAGGAACTTCTTACTGACGCAGGTGTTGAAACCCCGATACTGGGTTCTGCGTTATCCGACCAGAACAAGATAGACAGCATTCGTGACGACTTCGCGCATATCATGCGGACGTTGGGTCTCGATATGACCGACGATTCCCTGAAAGATACTCCCGGACGTATCGCTAAGATGTTCGTCCGGGAAATCTTCTGGGGTCTCGATTATCGGAATTTCCCCAAATGCACGACAATTGAGAATAAGATGACCTACGATTCCATGATCGTCGAGCGGAATATCAAAGTTACGTCCAATTGCGAACACCATTTCGTCCCGATCATAGGGTCGGCTACGGTAGCATATATACCGAATGACCGGATTCTCGGTTTGTCGAAACTGAACAGAGTGGTCGAGTTCTTTGCACGCCGCCCGCAGGTTCAGGAGCGTCTCACGGAGCAAATCCACATGGCGCTGACGCATATTCTCAATACGGAGAGTGTCGCGGTGGTGATTAAGGCTGAGCATCTGTGCGTAAAATCCCGAGGTGTTGAGGACGTAAACTGCGATACGGTTACGTCTAAACTGGGAGGTGCCTTTATGCAGGGTACCACCCGCTCGGAGTTCATGAATATGCTCTGGTAACATGAAGACGGAAAACATATTCGGTGTAGAGGTATCCGAGGATGTGTTTACCACGGAATTTTCCTGCGACTACGATGTGTGCAAGGGCGCGTGCTGTTATTCGCCGCTTCCGTCCGGTTCGAAGGTTCACGCCGTAGGCGGTGGTCTGACGAAAGACGAGTATGCGGAGGTGCTCGACCGAAAGAAAGATATTGCGCAATACGTTGCACCGGAGATGGCCAAAAAGTTTCATCGCTGCCCTACGTGTCAGTGGAATACTGAGGAAGGTGTCACTGAATATGCGATGGAGACGTACAAAGGGGTGGTGTGCCTGCTGTCCCGTATGGACAGGGGATGCTGTGCAATAGAGGCCATGCACGAGGACGGTAAGGGATTGTCCTTCTCGATTCCGGTAAATTGTTCGCTTTACCCGCTCGTGTATGACCCCGGAAAGAAACGGCTGTACGTGTCCCATCTGTGGGATGAACAGTGCGGGGCAGCATACGAAAAGGGTCGCAGAGAACATGTAAGGGCGTATGAATTCGTGAAGGATTCCATCCTCAGACTGTTCGGTGAACCTTTCTACGAGGAACTGTGTAAACGCGCAAAAGAGTACGAGAGATGATTACGCAATGTATTTCCATAGCGGACGTGACTATCTGGCTGACGTGTGCGGTGGTGCTCGCAACGGAGGTGGTCGTCGTATGGCTGAATAGGAGGTATTCGAAACTTCGTAAAACGAAGGACAGCGAGTACTTCACCGACTACACGCACGGAAAGCTGACGATGCGGGTATTCAAAAATGAATTCGAATTTCAGGCGAAAAAGGACATTCCCTCCGGTAAGATAGTAGACGGGGGTGTCCTTTCCGCCTTTTACATGTGGGTTTTATTTGAGGAGTAACTATGGCTATTATCAATGAAGGGACGATCGCCAAACTGAGACGTTTGGCTGCGTCATGGCAGGTGTTCAACATCAAGATGCATCAGTACCACTACAACGTAGTGGGTGAGACGTTCGACGAACTGCACAGACTTTTCAAGGAGCTTTATGAGGAGGCGGACGCACACTACGATGCCGTAGCAGAACGTCTGCGGCAGATCGGTGAACGTGTCGTGTTCTCGTGCGCTGAACTTGCCGAGCAAAGTGCCGTGAACGACGAGAACAACGCGAATACGCCGCAGGAAATGCTGCGCGGTACGATCGATGCCTTTGCTGCGTTATCGTCGTTACAAACGGAAATTTGGTTTGAGAGCGACGAGCAAAAGGACATTGTGACGAACGACCTGATGGTACAGCTCAACAAGGCGGTCGAATTCAAGAACTGGATGGTGTCCGCCCAGTTGGGACGTGAAGTCGAACCCGTAAAGTAATCGATCATGAGCAAGAAAGTATTGATCTGGGTAGGGGTCGTTATCCTTGCCCTCGTCATTGCGGTAGTGGTGTGGAATATCCTGCCCACGCAATTCCGCATTGTGTCCACGATCTCGTGGGTTATCGGTGCCGCCGTAGGCGCCTTTGCTATGTACAAGGGCTACAAGTGGTGGCTTGCGAACGTGAAGAACGATGGGACGGTATCGTAACAAACAGGTATTCGTCGAGGCCGTCCAGTACGACGGCTATCATACGGGGGAACTGCACGAGTTGTGCGGTGACAAATTTATGGAACCCGTAGAGAGCGGGCACGCACCTTTCGTCCGTACCTTAGAAGGGGACGTGACCGTTTATGAATGGGACTACGTGGTGAAGTACGCCAACGGAGACCTCTGCGTTCTCAGGGCCGATCAGTTCGAACAATCCTTCGTGGAGGTGGGCTTCGAAGTGGGCCTTGACTTCTCGGAGGCACTGCGAATACTCAAAGACGGCGGTTGCGTCGGCAGAGGGTGCTGGTTCGATCCTGATTTGTTCGTATTCAAACAGGTTCCGGCGGAAATATCCCCCGAGATCGTGCAGAAGATGCAGTCGTTCCCTAAGAGAGTAAAAGAGGCGGTCGCCCAGTACGAGGTGCCTCTGCGGTATGTGGATCAGTGCTGTATCTGTAACCGAAAAACGGGTAAAGTAACTTCTTGGGTTCCCTCGTGCGAAGACATCTTCGCGGAGGATTGGTATCGTGTGAGATGAAAACATTGAAAGCGATAGCGTATGCTCTGTTATACGTCTGGCAGTTACCCCAAAACCTCGTGGGATTATTCCTGCTCCTATACTACCGTAAAGAGTGCAAGGTACACGAGGAAGACGGAACCGTGTTCTATATCGTACCGTCTGTGCGAGGAGGCTTTTCTATGGGAAGATACATATTCCTGTCGAAGCGCTCCTTGTTACGAGAACCGGTGTATGACCATGAATACGGACACACACGACAGTCAAGATATTTGGGGCCGCTCTACCTCTTGGTAATAGGTTTGTGCAGCGGAATACACTGCATGCTGTACGACGGAAAGGGCGGTTACTACGATTTCTGGACTGAACGGTGGGCGAACAAACTCGGTGGAATACCGGGATACGCCGGTGAAGGGAAATACCATGAGGAAGGGTACATCCATACGGTCTACGAAAAACTGGCCGCTATGGCCGACCGATTCAAGTAGTAGATCGAATTAGTCTTACAGGAGGTGCTTCGTGATCGGGGCGCCTCTTTTATTTTAGGTGGTTGCGGAAGTAACTTGCATTTCGTATATTTGCTGTAAACCCGTGAAAAATGACGATCGAAAACATTAACACCCACAAGGAACTCGAACAAGTTATCGAGTACGCGGTGAGCAAAGCGAAATGTGTACAGATACAACATCGTGTCGTAGGATATGCTGTAAGTTCTACTGCATTCTACACGTATGTAGGTTATCCGTGTCACGTGAATATCGTGGCGGGAAGAATAGCTTACATCGTGGAAGGTGCATACTGTACGACGTATTTCGGGAAGAACGTGTTCCCGTATGAGGAATTCGAGGAATTGCTGTTATGAGTGACGCACTGAATGAGCTTCTTATCATAGGGCCACTGGTCGCGAAGGTACAAGTGGCCGACATATTGGACTGGGTGTCCCCGTTATTCTCCAATGTTACATACAGAGACGGGAAACACGACGATCTGTTCATATCCACGTATGCGTATAGAAGTTTGGACAGACTTCTTTCGGTGTCCTTCCCTACGGATACTTCGTATTTCGTTATCGCGGAACGCGGGACGCTTATCGGTGGTATTCTGTGGGAGGGAACCCGATTCGACGGTAGAAAGCTGATAAGTTATGACGATTGGTTAGACGTGCTTAAATGCAGGGGTGTACTCAGTATAGAGGAGTTCACCAGTCATAAAGTCACGATGAGAAACATTCTCGAATGAAACGAGCGCTGTGTTTCGTCGTACTGATCAATAAGGAGGCGAAGACGGTTTTAGACTGGTTGCTATCCGATAAGTTTATACGGGGTTTCCACATGTACGATCTGCGTAGCGTAGGAACTTATGCAGGCAGCATCGATAAAATGGAATCCTCCGTGTACACGATAGTCGTACATAACGGGAAGGCAGAAGTGTTCGGCGATATAAGTTCGGCTGTGATTAAGTATGAGGACGACAATCTGGTGTTCCTGACGTATGCCGAGTGGGAGGAACTTTTCGACGGTACGAACCCGAAAGCGGTGCTTAAATAGACGGAGCATTACCATGATAACGAGCAGAAAGAACTACCTATGTATAGGCCCTCTGACGGCTACGGTACATGTGGCTGACATATTCAAGTGGGCTACCGATAGGTTTACTAAGGTAACATACCAGAGTATACACGACGAATGCCGTTACATAGATACTCGTGTGTTTACGTTAGAGGAACTCCTCAAAGAGGACATACCGAAAAGCACTGCGTGGTTCGCTCTGCGCATACGTGAAGGCGCCATGTATGCGGTACTTACAGAGATACGAGTTACAGAAGGTACGATTATCAGCTACTACGAATGGGAAGACCTTCTGAAAGAGATTCGATTGTCCGAGATTCCTGAGGTACGAAAACATCCCGTAGTGGAATGTATGACGTGGTGATGCGAAGGCTATTTGCAACGTGTAACCGGTCGAAATAAGCACTTAAATATATGTAAGTACCAAAATGTATTTTTCGCGCGTAAAATCGCGGCTGTATTACGGCTACGAACGTGCGCAACCGTCCGAAATAACACGAAGGGACTATGCGACAGACGGTTGAGACGCAGTACACGTGAAAGAGTGCCTGTGCAAGTGATGGGAGAAGGGGTAAAAACGCGGTTCCGTATGATACGGGCGGAAAGTGCGCGTACGAACGGATGCGCGGAATGGTGGATACACTATAAGTATACACTATAATATACAAATACGCATAACTACACACACACAACTACACGTGCACGCAGATGCGCGGAATGATATTTGTGTATCGTATAACATAGTAGTATAATATAAGTACATAATAGTATTATGTAATGAGTGTACAGAGGTGGCTTACCTCGTCGAGGTATCTGCAAGTGCTTCTCTGGGTATTATGTTATCTACGCAGGTGTATGCAATTACACATTCGGGTGTACACTACGTGAGTAAGATGTATGTAAGTAATCGTTCGGGTGTAATGTATGCGTAATCGGTGTGTGTAGGCAGTCACTTGGGTAAAGTCAACTGTGTGTAGGCAGTCACTTGGGTAAGGGGTAGCCAGATGGATAGGTAGCTGGGTAGCCAGTTATCTGTGCAGCGTAGCTGCGTGTGTGCGTGCGTAGTTATTGCGTAGCTGTAATTGTAGTTATAGTTATATTACCGGCCACAGGTAATTCTACGTGTGTAATTACGTGTGTAGATAATTACCGGCGCAATTTGCGCGTAGATAGTTACGTGTAATTACGCACAGATACACGCACAGTTATTACACGTAGATATGCACACGTAATTGTAATAATTATACGCGGCCAATTGCGTACACAGAACTGTATAATTACACACGAATAGCTACGCACGGTTACTACCGGCGTTATATATATATATATAGGTATGACGCTACTTGTACATTTAACTAATTATGGCGAGTTCCGCAAATTAATTATGGGAACCAATTTGCGTTCCGAACTCAATAAGGTTTATTACCGTGGGAAAGTATATACGTGCGAACAACTATCTACGCAGAAATTAGATTTCCCTCTGTACGCAAGAGTATACGATGATGAGCTTGTACTTTTGCGTACACTGCAAACTTATACGACGGCAATACCCGTAGATGATTACCTTGACTTATTCGCGTAATTAAGATTCAATGGGAATACAGATACAACTGGATACGAATCACGATCTGGAAAATTTATGCGCATACATAATTAACCGCGGTACGAGTTACAGAGGTGCGAGAGTTATTTACTGGCTGTGTAACTACTACACGTATGAGCAATTCACGTTACGTGTTAAGTCGGCATTTCCTCTGTATGCGATAGTCACGGATACTGAGATACTGCTAACAGTGCGCCCGTTCGCAGAAAGAGTAACAATCTCTGCAAGCGATTATCTCGATCTATTTACATAATTGTAGCTCGTACACGAAGGCTATTTTGGGCCTAAAATAGGGGTAAAATACCGTAATTTAGCCTTATTTAGCGTAGTTATGCGTAATTGCAAAATAGGAAATCGCTGATTATCAGCGATATACTCAGTAACGTGTATGCGTAGAATAACTGGCTGAGAATTTTCTGTATAGGGCAATCCCCCACGAGGCTTCCGTACACGCGATTCTCAGAGGGTTAATTATGGTTAAAAATCGCTGTAACTCGCACAGCCATTGTAAGTTACGGCGAAAAATCGATGATAAAAATTTCGCGGATTCTGGAAATTCTGGAAGCGCTAATTAGCGTAATTACAGCTACATGTAGCTAATTGCGCAACTCATTACGCATGGGTAACTGTACGTGTAACTACACGAGTAAGCATGTAAAAGGTTGTGGGAACAAATAGGAACTCTACACATGAAGAATTTACTTACACGATTAGGCGAACAATACGTGGGTGTGAATATCTGCGTAGACGTAACAAGTAACAGCGAACTGCGTAGAATGTTCGACGCGCTGCTCAATGGTAAAACTACAATGATAGATTACTACACTACGTTCGGAAGGGCGGTAAAGTACGGAACTAACTTTCTGCTCAATGACGCAGATGTAGAATATCCGTGTCTGCTCAGTATGCAGGACGGGGAACTGTCTCTGCACGCGGGTTACATAGTTCCTGATTCGCGCGTTTTGTCGGTAGATGATTTTATTGAATTATACTTATGATAATACGTGCGACTACAAAAGAGGAACTGCGCGAAGTACTCGCTTATATGTGCATCTATCTCGGACAGACACAGGTAAGAATAGATTTGGACGACTCTACGCCCCCGTTACATACGTCGTACCTAAGAGTGAAAGTGGAGGATGGCGATTTTCCCGTAACCGTGGTATGTAATAAGGTGGCCGGGATACATATAACATCCGATGTAACCAATGTATGCATATTGTCTTATGAAGACTGGTTAGACGTGCGGCCGTAAAATGTAAACGGGTGGGGTCAAAGTAGGCGCTCACGTATGTAGCCATACGACGCGATGGCTTCGCGGAGGGGGAATTCTGCTAACACGCACGAGCAGAAAATGGCCCCCTCCCCTTAAACGGGGCGGATGCCTGAGAGGGTTGCGGGTAGTCCGCTTAGGTTACAGAGTAGAAATCACAGACTGAGCCATTTCCCGCTTAGATTACAGATCAGATTTTCAAGAACGAGACATCAAAAATTACGGTTAAGTCATAGAGTTGGTTTCGTAGGTCAAGACATGCCCGTACTCGTTATGGTTAGGGTATGTCTTACTGCTGCTGTATTATGCAACAGACTTGTATGTGCGCGACATGTATAGAAAACCCCTTGTTCGTATACATATTCCGCCGGTTGTTCCTATTTCGTTATAGTTTTCACGTACTTTTTACCAATTTTTAACGGCCTGAAATTGAGATAGTTACGAAAAAGTCCGTATATTTGTATAACGAAGATCAATTAAAGTACGTGACCATGAAAACGAAACGAGTGGAGGCTTATATGAAAGCTCACAGGAAGAATGAATTCTACGCGAAACGTGTAAGGGGAGGCTACTATGCGGTGATCGATGGGTACGATATGTCGATGGAGTCTTTGGAGGTTTCCGAGGAAGCCGCTATCGCTCTTATTCACAAGCTTAATCAACTGAGAAACGAAAGAATACGCTGAGTTATGAAAGACGCATTGATATTATTCATCGGTGTAGCGATGATGTACAGTGACAATCTGGGAATTATTTTCTTGGGCGCCGTAGTTGTAACGATCGCTACGGTGCGAATTTTAGGTAAAGTGTTCGAGAAATGATACTGCATGTATTCGGGGAACCCGTTCACGTAGCGGATGATATTGCGGACGGAGTATATTCGCACGCACACGTAGTGGAGAGGCTTATTGCCGGCGGGGCAGGAGGTTATCCTGCGGTACATTATTTTATGGAGGCACCGGTGGAAACGGTGTGTATAGAAAACGGAAACATCTATGAAAATAACAACGATCGATAAGGGGACGGCTGAGGCGATAACCAGCAGGTTACACGATGCGGTGCGCGATGTGGCCGACAGTATGGGGGTTACGGTTTACGTCGAGAGGACGAAATTTTCTACTGTCGAAATGTCGGTGACGTTTTCGATCAAACTGCCCGCAGATAAGACTGAGTTTCCGCACTATGCGTACGACGGTTTCGCAGAGAGGGAGGGTGTGGAGTTCGACGGTCACTTCGTAGGAAGCAGGTATAAAGTAAAGATCAGGAAATCGTCCGAGGAGGTAACTGTTATCGGTGTGGACTCTAAGGCGAGAAAGTACAAAGTGAACATCGAATTGGCGGACGGGAGACAATACCGTATCGCACCCGCTGCATTGAAGGGCAGGCTGGTACGTGCGGAGGTTCCGCCGAAGGAGGCATTCGTTACGTGGTGTACGTTCGACGGGTACGACGATCGATTGGACTCCGACGGGGTGGATCGTTGGGACGCTGTGGAGGAGTACATGAATAAAACATTCGGTGAGGCACGACTGGCAGTAATGCGTTCGCTGTTAGAGAAGTTCCGGGCAATGGAGCGATCCCTCGACTCACGAACAGCTGGTGTAATACTCAAAGTATACGTGCTGGCGCTTAATCCGAAGAATATATTGTTACTTCCTGCTGCGGTAGAGGCGCTCAGAAAGGCTATATCTGAATAACATATATATATATGGTACGTGTAATATACGAAGGATTCGACCGGCGGCTGCTGACGGTACGAATCGAGGGTGCTCCTGAGGGGAGCGTGAAAACGGTGGCGAAAGTGTGTAAGGGAGAACGGTTCATGAACACGGAGTTCGTGTCGGTGCGAAAAAGCGGTGAATCGATAATGGCTACGTGGCGGCTGACGTCGAATAAATTTCCCGTACTGCACGTATTCGAAGGAATACGGTATTGCCTGCAACAGGATATTAATAAGAGATTGCTATGAACGAAGAAGTAAAAAGAGTATTCGAAGCGTTCGATACGCTGGGAACTACGGAGGCTTACGTGTTTTCTTATGAAGTGCGCGGGAGGAGGATGTATCAAGTGAACCGCCGAAACGGTGATTTGCGACAGAAGCCTCTTACGATCGGGAAGGTAACGATTCCGTGCGGCCGCGGTCTGACGGCGGCGCAGATATTGAAATGTATCTACGACGAGTAACTATGAAAGAGATGATAGAACCCTACGATCCGGCGTATCTTCGTAATGACGAAGACCCGAATCCTTACAGACTGTCTGCGAGGGAGAAACGGAGAATGCGTGCGTTGTCGCGCGTGGAGAAACTATTGAAGCGGAATATGATCCCGCACACGTGGGATGACGGTTATCGAGTGGAGCGATGCTTCGCGTCGTATCGCGATGTGCGGTATCTGTGGGTGACGGACGACGGTACGTTCTGCTACGGTACGAATGATCAATGCCTGTGCGAATCCGCCGACGTTAATACGGTATTCGAAGTGCTGCTGCGGTGGTGGTCACGGTAGATAAATATCCGTTGTTCCTATTTCGTTATAACATTGTGGTAATTTTTACCAATTTTTAATGGACTGAAAGTGAATAACTTAATAGAATATTCGTATATTTGCATAACGAAAAACCTATAATAAATTGCTGCTATGAAAAACGCTAAGAAGAATGCACGAAAGAACGCACAGATCGTATTCAATCCTATTTTGAGCGAATCCGCTATGGAGGGAACCAGCCTTAAACTGCGTTTCGCCAAGTCCGTAAATCAGAGGGTGCTCAATGACAATATCGAAAGTCTATTTAAGCGGCGTCTGGTATTGCGTTGCAGTGCGGCCAGTGATTTCTACGGTCGCGGAGAGTTCGCGGTGGAGTGCAAGTGCGGCGACGAGTCGTTCATTTGCACGTTATACGCGAGGTACGGTCAGGTATGTATCGGTGCGGCGGCGAATACGCCGGCACGTGTCGTTCTCGCGCTGTCCGACGCGGTGCGCGGTAGCGAGCCGGCGCAGTTCGAGATGCCTACGCTGCCCGATGATGAGACGCACGGTGAGGTGCTGCCCCCGGCGGTCGAACCCGTGCCGGAGGTGGTGAAACCTGCTGCTGTGAAATCGGCCGAGGAGAAACCCACGAGGTTGTCGTCTACGAAAAGTCTTACGGAATCGGTCGAACGAATTCTGCGCGAGTTCGACAAGGTGCTGTTCGACGACATGGCTACTGTTTACGAAGCTTATCTCCGTGACGGTGGCTTTGCGGAGGCGCGCGAACAATTACACACGCTGATGTGCAAGACGTTTAAGAAAATCCCGTTCGACTTCAAGGTATGCCGGTACACGGAGCGTCCCTTCGGTGTGCTTATAGACTATTACGGTCTGAAATTCGGGTACAAACTTTTCATTAAAGACGGTTTCGTGGAGTCGAAGGTGCTTATAGTTAGCAGCTGCGGTATGTAAATATATTTTAAAAACAATACGAGCAATGTACACAATCCCCACAATTTCGACGGTGGCGGCTATGCCGCGTGCCGAATTGATCCGGCAGCTTGTTGCGAAGGGCCGGTATGCGATCCCCGATCTTATCGAATGCTGCGACGGCGTGCTGCGCGTGCGGTATCTGCTGCACGCCGCACCCCCTGCGATATTCCTGCCCTTTTTGCGCGAATTCGCGCGGCTGAACGGTCTACCGGCTAATGATGCGCGAACGACGGCGATATGCTATGAATTACTTGAAAAATCAATCCAATAAACACGACGACGATATGGCACACGAAATTGTAACGACTACGACAGGACAAGTAGTAGAGATCGACACCGACACGAAAAAATGCAGGAAGATTCTGCACGATCTGGCAGACCTTACCATCGAGGATGCTGTCGATGCGTTCAGTCTTAATTTGAAGGTATACCAGCGGTATCTGAAAGATCACTTCCTCGGTGAGGAATGTCCGATCAAAAAAGGCAAACTGCTGTTCCGCGGTTTCAGGATCGGCTGCGACTCCGAAAGCGGTTTTACGATGATCGACACCAACGGCGGCGCATACGCCGAAGTCGATACGCCGTTCGAGGGAATTCCCACACCTAAGGAACTGGCTGCGTTCTTTGAGAGAAAAGTGGTGCATCATACCGCCGACGAGCTGGCGATCGCTGCCGAACGGGGACGTAAACAACTCGAAGCCGAACGGCGGCGTATCGAAGTGCTCGACGGGGAGCCTGACTTCGAAGTACTGCGCAGGAAGGTTATCGCTAAAATCGACGCGATCAATGAGGGAAAATCCGTGAAGATCGACCCCGTGACGATACCGGATATGATTCCATTCCGACGGTGGAAGATCGCGGTCGGTAAACTGGTTCGTCAGTGGCAGGAGAAGAAAATCCGGTACCCGAAACTGCTGTCGATGGTGCGATCGGTTACGGAGGAACAGGACTTCGAGACTGCATCCGACGCGAAACGGTATACGTTCGTGGGAACGCTGCTGCCGGAGTTTTCGTCGGTCGGTGCACTGACTGGCGACAAGATCGAAGTCGACGGTAAGCTTACAGATGCGACGAAGTTTTTGCAGGACTATCTGCTGCACTACGAACCGAAGGCGATGCCGCGGCTGATGCAGTACGCAAAGGGGGAGATCGATGCGGTAACGCTCTTGCGCGATCCGTACACGGAGGACTACGAGGACTATAACTCGAAACTGCTGCCGAGGAATGCGACGAGTGCCGCGGTACTCACGGCGCTGTTTGCCAGTGTGGGAATCGAGGCACCCCAAGACATCTACTACGACGCGGAGATGAAAGTCGGTGACAAGGTGCTGCTGTGGTGCGACGGTGAGTGGCGTAAGAAGACGGTTCTCCGTATCGAGGAGGACGGCGGTATATACTGCTGCGCTGACTATGCGTTGCGCAAGATCGATAAATTCATTAAATTAGAGGCGTAGAGTTATGAAAAATCATGCAACTGTCGAATACCGTAGCATGCTGCACAAGAATCTTGCCGGTGCTCTGTCCGAATTACGTGAGACCTGTGTAGCCGATTATACCAAGCCTGAGGGGGGGTTTAAGCACTTGTTTAGCCGGTACGGTTTTACGCAGGCTTCCGGTAGCCGCCTTATGAAAGTACTGCGAGAGCTTCGTGCCTGCAAAACACAGGGGCACACCCGAAATATGACGCTGCTGTGGGAACCCGCGGTCAGGATTACCGACGATTTCGTGAGCATCGTTTACGAGCGGTATATCCGAAGCAGCTTTTCGTGTGTTCCGAGCAGGATGCTCGTCGACTATACCGATTCGGAACTTCTCGCAGAGGTTCGACGCAGGAATTTAGTACACTGATATATTATGACAAAGAAAAAACTCGTTACCCGTGAAGACGT